ATGAAGGGCCCCCATATCCATTTTTGACCCCTCCCCCACTGGCTTTCATATCTTCCGTAGTGGGATAGAACGTCAATAAAGATTGATATTTTGCAATTTAATTCTCAAAAAATGAAAGGAAATGAAGAATTTTTCGTTTTTCATGTTAAACAAAAGAACAAACAACAAACATTCAAACACAAATCACAATAAGAAGCACAAACAAACAACACTAAACACAAATACTTTACACAATTCAATCACTAAACATAAGCAAACAATAATGAATCAAAGCCTCAATCAGCAATAAAGCAATGAACAATAGAAAACACGACAAGAACACAACACATGCATGAATATGCAACAGCATAACTATTGATGAAGGGACCCATCCCCTTCTATTATTGCTTTGTATTCCGATCAAGGCTTCGATACATAACAGCATTTGCGATTCGTTTGCTAATTCATGTTCCCTTTTAAAGGAGTCTTATCAGTCTTTTTGACTAATGAGTACAACCCGAAAGGATTCAGATGCAGTAAGTCTTTGTAAACGTCTTGAACCAAGTCGTTCCTTAGATCATCACTAGCAGCGTCAGACAAAGGAGGCATCAGTCTAGCCATAAGGCTGCATGTATGGTACCCCTTCCATTCGTCATAGGCATACCACTCATCCCATTGGTTAAACGGGTTGTAAGGGTTGTCTATTGTTGTAATCATTGTGTCATCATTCTCTGCCATAGCAATAGCACCTCACTCTCCGTTAATGGTACGGGACACAGTACTAGTAGATACGCCTACAGAATCAGCTATCTGTCTTATCGTATAACCTGCATCTCGCATTGCATTTATTCTGCCAATTGTTGCTGTGCTTAAAGAACCATAATCTTTCTTAGGCAGAGCATACTCCCTTATCTGGTCCAGGTCGGATGACTCCAAGTACTTATTCAGTTTGCTAGGTGGTATGGCATTATTGCTTATAGCCTGCCATTCCCTTGGCGTGATGTCGATACTGGAATGAGTTGATCCAACTTCTGCACGAGCTTCACGTATAGCTATTGCTCTAGTCTTGGATCTATGCTCCTCGTCCATATCTGGATCGTCTTCCAATGCTTGGCGTGTTCTCTGCAGCGATATGCTTTGGGCTCTACGTTCCCGTGGTTTATTAGCCAGAACCTCTCTGTATTTCTTCTCAAGAGATTCTATTTCATCCTTGTACTCTGCCTGTGCAGACTTCGATACTTCTGGGTTCTTAGTATTTAAAGACTCTAATCTAGCTTTATTAGCAAGAGACTTCAATCTATTAGCATGCTGAGCGTACACTTCTTCCATATCAGTTCCGGAAGATAATGTTCTTGCATCGTTTGTCTCCAGCATCTGCTTAGACTTCTGCTTTACGGGAACTAACGGAGCTTCCTTGTCGTAAATAGGTTTACCAGTTCTGTCATGGTATTCCTTTTGTTCTTTAGTCCATTCGCTCTCTGGGAGTTTAACTTTCTTACGCTCAAGCTTTCCTGTTTCAACATAGATAACTTCACCAGTATCAGGATCAGTTCTCGTGAACAGCCGTCTCTGATTAACGTCGATCGGTCCCTTTGCCCTGGAGATCAGTGTAGAACTTCCACCGACTTTTACTTTTCCGTCTTCATCAATCTTAGTCTGATACTTTCTTCTTAGTGCATCTATGTTGTTGTCTTTGGCACATTGCTTGTAATCAAGCTTGTGCTTTTCAGCATCAATAACGCACATTGAATATCTGATGGCTCTAGCAATTTCATCATCTGTTGCCCCTTTCAAAGTCATGTCAGATATCAAGTTTGTTACTTTGCCCATCTCGATTCCTTTGTACTTCTTATCCATTACCTTCATGCCCTTGTGGTAAGGATACTGCTCCGAAGGGTTAAAGTCTTTTAGCTTAAGAAGCGGGGAATCAGGATTCTTCTTTTCGATAGTGTTTCTGGTCTTTAAGGATAATCCTCTTACAGGAATAACAATTGCAGTATCGCCATCGAAGTCAGCACCAGAAAGAACAGTTGCAGTGTTGTGGTTTATACCAATTGCGTCTCTTGTTTCGGTTCCAAGTGTTTCTCTGCATTTTGCAACTGTGTTGTTTACAGTCAATGTAGGAATCTCTGCAACACTAGCATGAGGATATCTAACAAGGATTACTTTTTCGCCATTCTTATAATCCGGAGCGTAGCATTCGTTATCTTTGAGTTCGTTAAAAGGAATAAGAACTCTTGATGTCTGGTTCGGAAGTGCTGCTGCTTTTAACTCATAACTATCTTTGTCGCATCCAGAAGCAAACTTATCAAGCAGCATCTTCCTGATCTGAGGATTTGCGACTTTCTCAATATCATTGAGTTCATCTTTCTTTTCGGCATAAGTCAGATTAAGCTGGCTCTTGGCGAGCTGTGTGCTCTGCTTAGACAGGAACTGTGACGCAAGACTCTTCTTCCAGTTCTCCCATCCACCTTCGGCATGTTCATCTAGAATTTCTCCATTAACTTTTGCACCGACAATGTTCAATGGTGAGATCTTCTTATTTCCATCTTTGTCGATATAAGTTCTCTGGATTACTGATGATCCGTATGGATTATTCTTGTCAGGCTTAAGATTTTTGAGAACGGATTTCTCGTTATCCTCACCTAGCATAGGTGTTCCTTCATGCTTATTGGAATTAATACGAATATCAATCCCATCAGGAAGATCGTTTGCATAAACGCACATTCCTTTAGCATAATGTGTTCCGTCTACATTGATACGAACCTGAGCGTAGTGCTTTCCGCCAAGAGTCATATCTTCCAAACCTGGACGTAGCTCAATCAATCCATCTTTCTCAGCTCCACCACGTCCGTTCTCATCTGTGTAAACAACTTCTACTCGTTTCGGGTCAAGGCATCCACCATTCTTCTTTGTAGGATATACAAATTTATCAAACGTCTTGCCACCATCAGTAGAATGATCCATCACCATTCCGATGGTCATCTTGTTGTTGTAAATATCATCAGTCATGTTCCTCTTGGTTGTTCCTGGAGGAGCAAGAACAAGAGTTGGAGTATATTGCCCAACAGTACTTGCCTGAGGCTGATCATATTTCAGAACAGAATATCCCTGCTCTTTCAATCGCTGAATGGCAACGTCCATCTGCTTCTGAGTGATTCCAAGGTTCTCTGCGGTTCCAAGACCAATATCAATATACTTCGAATCTTTCAATCGATCTTTTAGAACATTTGCAGTGTTCTCTGTTATCTGCAGTTTAGGGTCATCAATAATGCTCTTGTAATTTCTTATTGACGATTCTGGTCTACCCATTTTTCGAGCAATTGCATTCACAGACCATCCTTTGTCCAAATAATTTCTGACATAAGCGAGCTCTGCTTTCTTGCTCTCTTCCATGGCAATGGTTCTTTTATCTCGGAACTCTTTTGTAGAATATCCCATTGACTTTGCAATTGCTGTGTCATCCCAACCCTTGTTCTTAAGTCTGGTATACGTCGAATAAAATCCCTGTAACGACTGATAAGGGTTATCTCCAGATCCCCAAGGATATCTTCCGGAATGCCTTGGTGTGCCATAATGGGCAAGGTACAAAGGATCATAAAAATCAAAGATCGAATCATTATCATCCATTAGATTCACCAAGTTTTATCCTTTCAATTTCTTTGTCAAAGTCGACAATTTTCTGCATGATGTCTGATACTTCTTTGCCGAGATCTGGAATATCAAACTCCTGAGCAGTTTCGTGATTCAGAACCAAGATGTCATTGCTCTGATATATCCTAAGCTCCATATCAATCTTCTTTGGATCAACATGGTATTCGAGGCAGAACAGTGCGGCATATATCAATAGCTGGTCAATGCTAGCAGGAGTCTGTCCGGTCTTAAGATCATGAATTCGTAAGAAGTTGTTTCTGAAGGAAATCGCATCTGTTGTACCGAAGCAATTAAACGAATAAAAAAGTGGTTGCTCAGGAGTTAACCTGTATCCAATCGCGTCATTTACATATCTGTTTAATGTCTCGTTATTTCTAGGAAGCTTCACTCCAAGTTTAATACATCTTGCAGCTAAGTCATGAAGATCAGTTCCTCGCTGAACAGCTAACCAATTTGTGTATGTTGTTCTGAGTTTATCAACATCATAGTTGAGCCAACTGTATTTAGACGCGCCAAGGAACGCATGCTTACCTATCAGATTCGAATGATTGTTGAACTGCATCTAGCACCTCCGATTCAATTTCTGGAGATATGAAAGAAGCAAAAGACATGTTGTTCATAACCTGAACATAATAGTCTTGGTTCGCTTCATGATATCTCGCTGTCTCTACTTCTTTCAAACCTCTTTTGCATTCTAGAGCTGCCCAATGGTCACGATATAAAATTAAAAGGTCCGGAATTCCTTGAATATAGTTCGATGGTGCTTTTATAACTATGCATCCTGGAAATCGTTCTTTTATTCGTTTTATCAGTGACGCTTGGTAACGGTTCTCTCTACGCATAAAAATAAATAAAAGCAATTTCAAAAATCGCTTTCTCCCCTATTAAAGGGAATGTATTTTATGAGCCCGTAATTATTTACAAAAATATCTAAAATGGTATCCTTTGTGATCCTTTTGTGTCCCTTGGCAGCATCGGCATACGTTTCGTCTATCTCCGAATATCTTTCTCGCCGCAGAAGAGTATGTATCGAAAACTTCGCCTGTCTCAACGCATATTACTTTTGGATGATTTACAGGTCTTCCTGCTTTCTTATATTTTTTGGCCATCGAAGAACTTCCCTTCATTGAAATCCTTCTTTTTAGCCAAGCATTTGTAAATTGCTTTATCAATCGAAGAGTTAGATTTCAAATGGTAATAATATAAATCCACATACGGAGTATTTAATCTGTCGATTCTTCCTGACGCCTGAGTCGTTGCCTTGTAGCTGTAACTCTGACTGAAAAATACAGTTGTGTTTGTGGTAATGCAATTCCATCCTTCACTGCCAGCAGAATACTGAACAAGATACAACCACGAACTAGACGAAGGAACTTCTTCGTGCTTATGGCCATTCCACTCGTGGCATTCGAGTTTCTTCTTATCAGCGTATTCTCTTAGAATATCAAGCTCATAGTCGAAGTTATAAAACACTATAACTCTAGGATGCTCAGATACAATTTTGTCCAAGGCGGACACTCTTCCAGGATCAGAATTAACGACTCTTCTTAACAGATAGCATAGTCCTGATATTTCCTGAATTGGCTCATTAGTAAACGTATTCCATCGATTCTGAAATATAAAATTGTATTTATCTACGTCATATGGAACGATTACATATTCATGATGCTGCTCAGTCTTCTTCGTGTAATTCATATACACAGTTATCAACTCTTTGAGTTTCACTAATCGTCCGACTTCCAGGTAATTAGTAATCTTCGGATACTGTGTGTATCTGCTGTAAACAACATGCCTATGGACGAACTCGGTTCTATTTCTGTAGAAACCATTGGCAATGAAGACTGGACAGTACTCTATCCATTTGTCCCCAGGAGTCGCACTGAGCAATATCCATCGATTATTCTTTGCAGCTTTGATGAACGATTTAGCCCAAGGACCAGAACCTACAGCTCTTTGCTCGTCAAATATAAAAAATGAGTCTGTTACATGATCATACTTGTACAGATTATTCCAAGAGTCGATGACAACTTTGATGTTGTATTTGTTTACTTTTGGCTCTGTAGAAATATTGAATACAAGGAGTTCTTTCTCCCAATCGCAATCATCTCTCTTCTTAGCAGTGGTTATAATATATAAATCTTTGGGATGCAGCATTGGCAATATTTCTGTATCGGTTATCTTGCCGCCACATTCCTTTATGAAATAATACGCTAATGCAGTTCTAGATTTGCCAGCTCCAGGATCGCCATCTAAAATACATCCATTATGCATTCGAGTTAAAGCATCTTGTTGATGATCATATAAAAATGGCATAAAAGTCCTTTCTAAAAATATAAAAGGGCTGCGGTTATTGCCAACAGCCCTTAACAAGATACCAATTAGAATCCGTATTTATCAGCAAGAGTATTCGGTGAAAGCGTGATGTACGCGGTATTCAGATATACCTTTCTGCCATACTTGCCAACATTGTTGCCGAAGTTAAGCATAATATCGGCATTCTCGATTTCTGCATAATCCAGATTAGCCATTGTGTTCTCATCGAGCTTTACATGGTTGTCTCCGGAAATCTGCCAGATGGTAGGATCTTTCCAAGGATTCGCAGCATCAAACTGTACAGACACATTGATGTACGGCTGAGCAGGAGCATCAGGATCGACTTTCGATGTGTACTCCATAACAGCAACTTCCTGCTTTCTCAGATCTTCAGCAATTTCGTCTGTAAGGAAAATAGCGAAAGATCCTCCGTTGATGCTCTTTCCATCTCCTCTATCTCTGTCATACTTCGAATGAAGGTTGACTCTCTCCGAGAAATTTCTCCAACGAATGTCTGCTGAGTTAATTACATAGTCTGCTCTTCTCATACTTATTCTCCTTCTTTTCTCCTAAAAAGGAAGTTCGTCAGAACAAATGCTTATGGCTTTTGGGTCAATGAACCAATCCCAGTCACCATACTTGCAAATATCATTCTTAGCTTCCTCAGCAAGATGCTCGTAATAAGTCATATCGATGTCGTCCTGCTTTCCTAATTCTTTGACGTCTTCTTCTTCCATCCATCGATATCCTTTTGCGCCAGTGACGCTGTTGTACTTGTCACCTTGTACTCTAAGGAGTTCGCCACCTCCACAGCCAGGTTTAATCGGAAGGAACAATCCAACTTTTCCGATGAACTTAAGGCAATGGCCTTTATCAATTTCTTTCTGAAGATCCTCGTCGCTTAGATCGGAATACTTCTCAACAAGAGCTTTATCCTTCTTCGTAAAGTTGTCAGGATTCTTCGCTCTTAATTCTTTGAGTCTCTCAAACTCTTTCACATCCGGACAAGATTCATTCATATCCAGATACAAAGCTGATGTTGCTGATTTCGTCTGCCCAAGATCAACTAAAGTAATATCTTCGTGGGAAAACAATGTCTTGAACACGTATGGTTCTGCAAACTGTGCTCCAACTGCTTCCCATTGTTCTTCTTCCTTTGAACCATCCTTCATGTGGTGGCCAATCAGCACAGCATTGTTAACAAGGCATAGCCGATCCCATTCTGCTTCTACTTCAAACGTGTACCCATACAGTTCGCCATAGTGATCAACAATCTTCAGAATATAATCATCTGGGTTCTTGATCTTGATAGAATCGGTCTTGATGTGAACAACAGTATATCCTTCATCCTGGACAATGTGTTTCAGCAATATCATGAACAGCTCTCCACGTTTGGCAACAATGTTATCCACGTTTCTTGGGTCTTTGAACTTGTTATCAAACTTCGCGGAGGTTAGCCCATAGATAGAATTAATAGCAGTCTTCAAAGCTGTCGAGATAGATTTGGCATTATTGCTGTCAGTCAGATATGGCTTAAGCTTGCCATTGAACATCTGTTCCGCTTTCGTATAATCTTTGTGCTTAATATCAATACGAACATTTACAAGATCTTCAAGAAGCTTCGTGTATTCGTCGCCGAAAATATCAAGCGCAATCATAGAATGCGGATGCATACTTGCTACATCTTTCGTTATGCAATGACCATACATTCCAGGCTCTGCATAGACATATCCACCTTCACCTATCTCTTCACCAAAGAAATATGACTTCCCATCCTGAAAGATATATCCAGGAAAGCAATTGTTCCCATACTTTTCAGCAAGGGTTCTGATGTCATACTTCTTGATGATCTCAAGTGAATCTTTTACTGGATCTTCATGGAATACTCTGTCAGGAAACTTTTCACCTGGACCATACTGCTTGCCTGTGGAAAGATCTGTATAGATGAACTTATCCTGAGGCCTAGGATCTGATCCGAATATCAATTTCGCTGTAAGACTGTTAGTAGTGTCATTGCAGGTTGAGCCAGTAACAGCTGCGAGCATTTCTCTAGCAATGAAATCGCCTTTGAGATAATTAAAAGCCGACTCTGTTGCTATAACGTCATTACAGCAATATTCAGCGACCTTATTCCACATGCTCTTGTCTACAGGTTCATCCCATGGCAGTCCAAGTTCCTTGTGCTTAATATCCATCCCTTTTGACGCCATTTCGATTTCAAGCTTCTTAAGGGATTTCTTATTCCCTGCGGATGCAAAATCGTAAATATCAGTGTAGGATAGATTGTAAGCATTCCCGAACATCCCATTATCGCTTCTCTTCTTCTCGTTGACTATCCTCTGTGACAACTCATACAGCTGTTCGTTATTATACCCAAGCATTCTTGCATAAAGAAGATGGTTATCATAACGACGGTTATTGAAACCAATTATCTTATGCTTAACGAACTCGCTTACTACTTCAGGGGACGGGTTGAAAAGAATCGTGCATTTATGTCCTTCAGTCTTGTAAACCAGCAGAAACAGATTCTTGAATATTTCAATGTCAAAGAATACAAAATCGTCATCATGAATATCATACTGCACTGGTTCTGCAATATCCTTAGACATGAACTTCATATCCTTCACCATCTCAAGACATTCTTTTGCATGATTGTGACTCTGTCCAGCAAATGCAATAATATCTGGCCTTGTAACAGTCATGTCATAAGAAATTCCAGAATCATAAGCTTCATCGAGAATCTTCTTTATGAAACTCACATTTGTAACTGTCGCTCCAGGAGGTATTTCTTTCCTAAGCGCCTTTTTGATTAAATTCAAAAGATGCTTGTCGTCCTTTATAACAGTTTCGTCAATCATCTCCGTTTTTGTCTCCTTCTGAGGAAGTCCGCTAGTCAAAGTAGCAATCGGAATATCATTACACTTTGTAAGCTTCCTTCTTAGCGCCCAAGACCCTCCTTTCTTAGGCGCATGCTTAATTTCAACATCATTCTCCAATTGATCAGCAAGTTTAGTAGGATCACCTTTGTAAATATAAGTAAGGTGAACTCCTGCTCCTCCACGGCTGAACTCGGCATAAGTCTTTGGAAACTTTGAAGCAGCTGCAATGTTAAGTGCTGCATCTTTTTCTCCATTAGCATTCTTCTTATCGAAATCAAGGACGATAATGTTTTCAGGGCATAACACATAGTGCTCTCGATTAGTGAGAATATCTTTCAGAGTCTTTGTGTTATTAGCCCATGCTGTTGACGGAATTCCATCTTTGGTCGAATACTGCGCAGAAAATGACGAGGCATACTCATCAAACAAAGAAGCCTGATCCTTAAGATCAAGCCACGTATCATCTCCACCACCATCGCTACCGCTGTTCACATCAACTTTCTCCATCTTATCCGCAGAGTCTTCATCGGAATAGTCCTTAAATATCTTTTTCTTGAACCCGGAGAAGTAGTCTCTTGGTCTAGTTCCGTCATCAAGATGAGGTCTATGCTTTAACTCATCGAAGTATTCTCCAAGCTTTGTCTTGAATGTCACGATCGATCCAGTTCTAACATAGTTCTTCTCGCAATACTCTTTCCAATTCTGCCAGGCAACATTTGCAGATACTCCGTTTTCTCTCTTGAACACTTCGTACAGATCAGCTACGAAGTTGTACATGTCATTGCTTTTGTCGAGCATCTCAATCGGAATATCATCTCGATAGTACCCGTATCGATCATCTCCAAGGGACATGTAATAGTCATAACAGTGCTTTGCAATAGCTCCGAGTTCATAAGTGAGCATCTGTTTATTCAGGTGATTGAACTTACTTATCGGAGATATCTTATTTCCTGTCTGGTTAATGACCATCAGTCTTCTGACAAGTCCGTCATCAAGATGCCCAAAATCAATGACATCATTTGTGGCCATGAAACAGAATGCTTTTGGAGTTATGGCATATCTGTTCTTGCCCTTTTCGTTTATGATGATCGGCTTATGTGAAATGATCGATTTGAATACAGTAGTATCGAGTGCTCGTGACAGATCTCCATCATCCTGAATTGCTATCGGTGGATTGTCCTTGAATGCTGACGTAGCAAAAGCATCTTTACCAGACACGAGATCTTTTGCATTGAAGTCTGCCCAGTATTTGTTCTTGCCATTTGAGAACAATGCTCTGATGAGATCGAGTGTTGTAGATTTGCCGCTTCCTCCAGCGCCATATAGAACTATAGCCTTCTGCGAGTAATTGGATTCTCCTGCGATGATGCTTCCGATAGCCCACTCAATTCGTTTAAGATCTTCGTCAGAATATAAAGTGTGCATAATTTCGTTATATGCACTCATATCTCCATCACTAAGTGAATAGTTCAGTTTGAACGATGAATAATCTTCGCGAGTTGGTTCTCCATCAGAAAAGAATATCTTACCATCGAGAGAAACGAAATTATCTGGATGATTTGCACAGAATTTTATGAACGAACGATATACGCCATTTGTGTCATCATTCGGATAGAGACAGCTGACTGCCGGAGTAGAGCCAGAAGCAGATCCTTCGTCTAAGATCTTTTGTCGCGATTCGTTCAATTCTTTTGTGGCAAGTCTCATGACGTCATAAATATTTCTGGACCATGTTTTCTTATCTTCAAGCCACACAGCATAGAAACTTCCACCACGAACCATCAGATCTTTTGACTCAGTATTCTGCCATGAAGGGACAAGGACAATACTTCCTTTGCTTGCTCCTGGCTTGGTTTTTATTTTTATAAAATCAACTGGCACATTGACTTTTCTCCCTTCTATTTTTGCGAAATACCAGAGGTACCACTACATTCGCACTATTCTCTTAATATATATAATATTTTTTTACCTAACTATATATAAAAATAGTGGTACCTGGTACCTAAAATATAAAAAAACCGCATAACTAAGCCATTTTTTGACATTTTTTTGTCACTGAAAAAGTGGTACCAGGTACCAGCTATCTGGTACCAAAACACGTTTTTTCGCATGAAACACCATCTTGCTTGAAGTGCTCTTTCATGAAATATTGCATTTGGTACCATATTTCAACGTGTCTCTGGTCCATATTTGGATGGCTTAAAGGGAACAATCCACCTCTTCCAGAATAGTCATAACGTCTGTCCATCATGGTAACTAACTTCTCTCGAATGTCGTTGAAATAGTTAATTCCAATATTATCATCCGAATACTGCAGAAGATCTAGATTTTCAATCATTGTCCAGAACCAGATGGAACTTCTATCCCCATCTTCTTCATTCCACATTACTGCAAAATCAATCTTTTCCGCAAATGCAACCAGCATCTCTAACACACTGCACGGTCCGGCAAGAATATCATTAACTATTTCATCGGCTTTGTCTTGATCTTTGCAGAAATCATTTGCAAAAGTAATCCGTAATGCAATACCATCCTCTGCTCTATTAACGTCATTTCCTACAAAGTAATAGAACTCTGTATCATACATAACGTTCATCAGAGTCATATATCGTTTCTCGTTATGTTTATACCCGATTCTTTTACCAAGCCAGAGAATATAAGCATTCTCAATCCTAGCTTTATTCTTCTCCTCCAGTGTCATCATATGTTAGTCCATCGTCCTCACTAGAAGATCCAGTTAAGTAGTTTACAATATACGTGCACTGGTTCTTAGGGCTATTTACAAATATAAATTTCCTATCAGTAAGGCCGTTCCTTTCTAGCCACCCTGGGCCATCGTCTAAGCACTTCTGTGTAACAGTAGTGGCAATATCCATGACTTTATTGGACTCTCTGTCTATCAGATCTTTTGGCCCCATATAATAGTCAACTTCTATCTCATGCCAATACGGTGGAAGATAATCAGCATAATCATCCCCAACAATGACATTTTCACCAGTTTCATCGTCTTCATCAGAGTCAACTGGATGTGCCTCTATTTCGCGTTTTAAGGCCGTTTCTGGCGCTTTCTTTGTTTTCGTGGTAGAATATTCAGAATAATCAATAGAAGCGCTTCTAGGGGCCTTTAACGAGCTTGTAGAGGCATTCTGAGAGGTCTCTCCATCAGAAGACCCTTTTTCATACCCAAGTGCTGTCATAAACTTCGAATATTCTTCATTCTTAGAGTTCTTTTCTTTCCAGTATTCCTTGAACTCCTGAATATCTTTTTCTGCTTTTTCCTTGTAATATTTACCAGCAAAGAAGAAGCCACCGGCAGCACCGGCAGCCCCTCCCGCAGCAAATATCAGTATCGCTTTCAGAATAGGTTTCATAATCGCCTCAGTACTTATCAGCAACGTATCCGTCCCAATTCGGTCTCAGATAAAAGCAATCAATTTCTCCATCAGCCCATGCCTCAGCCTCAGCCTTGCAGACACTATCCAGTCCAAGATCAATAATCTTCTCAGGATCACTTCCCTTGTTATATGCAATACCGATGACTTTAGCCTGCTCTTTCTCCTTGTCAGACAGAAGATCCTTACGATATCCAAGAGCATCCAGAAGATCCCAGCAGGAGATACCATGATTCTTTTCAAGCTGATGCTGAAGAACTGGTTCCACAAATTTAATTTCACTGAGTGCCTGGCGTCTGTTGTTCTGAATGAAATTGATTCTAGGGCAAGTCACTTCGGAAATTTCAATGAAGTAAGGAATTGCCATGCTTCCATTTCCAACAGGACGAATAATCTTGTTTCCTTCTACAGTAACTTCTCCAGTGTCATAATCTACTTTGGTCGACTGGTTGTTAACTACATCATTCAGAATCGCACTTGCTACTTCTGGAGCGCAATTATCATTTACTCTCTTCTCTTCTTCATTAATCCTTTCTGTAAGAGCTGTAACCATAGCCCCAGCATTTGCAAGCCGCTTAGCCATTACATGATGAGAACTAAACGTAAGTGCAATTCCAAGAGACAATGCAATAATCGACCACACATAACGCTTGAACATCTTCTTTGCAAATAACACGCTAAGACGAGCCTTCTCAAATAGAAGATCCTTCTTATTAGTGCAGTATTCCTTTGCAGAGTCGAGATCCTTCTTGAATTCAGATACTTCCTCAACAACAGTGTCTCCGTCGTCGTTCTTTTCCACAGATTCCTTTACTGCAAGAACTACTGCTGCAACTGCAAGACCAGTGCCAGCAATAATCATGGCTTTCGGACCTGCTTTATAGACATTGTGACTGACTAATGCTTTGACAGTATTCATATTTTCTTTCAGTGCTTTTACGAATTTCATATGTATTCTCCTTCTAATATCTATTCCTATCATCCAAGAGGCTGCGGTTCAGGGAGATCAAGACGGTACTTAGTCTTCTTCGGAGCACCCTGATCACCATACTGAATCCACGAATATTTCACTTCTAACCCTCTAGGATAGTCCTCAACTCTCCAACCCCAATTAAGATCAGTATTAATGATCTGTGATTCATGTCCAAGAGCTCTATAAACATCTGCGACAGTAGCATTTCCGTATCTGAACATTGTGGAGTTCAATTCGTCATATACTTTATTCACTTCACGAATATCATCCACTGCAAACTGCCTATAGTCATATATGCTCCCTGTACGTGATGGAGTGTCCTGTGTGTATCCTCGATTGCCATTCCAATAACTATTTCCCATAGAATATCCACGGCTATTGGTATTCCTTGGCCTGCTCACACCACCATACGAGCCATAATCACGATATCCATTTCCTCCAGACTGCCATTGCGAAGGTCCACCATATACTCCATCGTTTTTGTAGATGATCCTGCTCGTAAAATCATTCAGAGTATTATAAATAAGGTCTTTTGCCATTGGTTCAAGGACACTTACCATCGTATCTTTGACTTTTGTCTTGATGAACTGTGCTGCCAACGACTGCTTCTTAGGTTTTACAATGGTGCCATTAGCAACTTTACTTACTTCATGCACACTATTTGAAACAGACTCGACGGCTGCTTCGGCCTTCAATGAGGAAAGTTTTGCATCAACCTCGTCCATATTTTAATGATCCTTTCTAAAAGAAAAAATAAAAGATTAGAAACCTTGTTCATCACAAGATCTCTAATCTTCAGATTGATAACTACTTCTTCGTTGTGTTTTCAGCGACTGGTTCACTGAGATTCTTAGCCTTATTAGCTTTCTGCATCTTGATCTTATCCGCAGATTTCTTAACGAACGGAATTACCTTATCTTTAACAAGGTATCCAGTTCCAATAATTCCTCCGGCAAGAAGACCGTATGCAAGAGCTTTGTCAGTCTTCGAAACTCCAGTTGTCTCTTCAGTCTTTGTAACTTTAACTTCTTCGTTTTCCATAGTTATAGGGCTCCTTTTCCCTATAATAGACATTGTATTTTTTGCGAATTTTTCGATCTTGTCCATCATATATCCATCTTCTGCTGGTCACATGTTCCAGTAATATCCTTATAAATCCGGCAAATTACAGTGCTATCCTGTCTCTTTGCCCTCTGCATGAATCTGATAGCCTTATCAGCATCCTCAAAAGGGTAATATCTCCTGCTTTTAAGGGATCTTGTGCCGTCTTTATTCGCAGGAAAGTAGTTATTTACTTCAACTACATAATTATCATTGAATCTATGAGCGGAAATAGTCGTCCTCGTCATAATTAGGGCTTACCTCCTTAAGCAAATCGTCGTGCTCCTTCTCAAAGTTCTCCATGAATTTCAGCAGATGTGTTGCCAATCGACTCTGACCATACACAGCTCCCAACACAAATGCACTGCCAAGAGATGCTGCCATAAGCATTGCAAACTTGTACTTTTTCATGAAACATCCTCTTTTTACGAGCGGAAGTAGTTTGTGACATCGTCTTCATCGCTACTCGCTTTCTTCAAGTGGTCCATGAGATCCTTCTCTCTCTTCATCTTCTTCATTTCTTCCTGCAGCTTATTGACAATGCGAACCTGGCCAAATACTGATCCAAGCATGAACGATCCACCAAGAGCTACTACCAGAAGTACTGTGAACTTGAAATTATCCATATATCCTCCTTATTTAACAGACGCTTTCTGCTTACGAGTCTTCCTGCTAGGCTTTTCCTTTACAACATTCTTATAGACACGAGACTTGGTCTTTACAGAAATGGAGCATGTTCCAAGTCTACTAACAAGGTCACTAGACAATCCTTCGATCTGGTCCTTGCCCAGGATCTTTGCGATAACAGCCTCAGAGAACTTGTCCTTAGCGAATCTCGAAGCCATATCGTCAACCATTTCGTCATAAGACCCATAGCACACGAATTTCCTCGGGTGGTTGACCGATGTGTATACAACCAAATATCCTTCAGTATTCTTATCAATATTATTAGCCATTATTTTCCTCCGATCCTTCTGCTGGTTCAGCCTCTGTGCGATTACCTTCAAGAACGGTTCCGTCTCTGCCACCAGCATCTATTCCATAGAATTTATCATTATCTGCAAACATACTCATAGTAGTCTTGAGTTCTCTTAGAAATTGATCACTATCAGAAGAATCAACAGCCTCATTTATTTTGTTGATGTGCTCATCAATTTCTTCTTTGCTATGGAAGGTTGGTGAGGTATGAATATTATTATTTATACTATCGATAAATCTATCTCTATATTCATCTGAATTTTCATTATCACTAGCATTATTCAGAGCATCAACGACCATATCTTTAGGCCATTCTCTCGGTCCAAAAGGTCCAAGATTAGTATTTACCACGGATTTGAATGGATCACTCGGTTCAATTGGTTCTTCACTTGATGCCTCTAGATTCTTATTCTCCTGGCCGAGTTTGTCATTAGCGTCAATAGTCCCATACATTCTGAGCCGAATATTATCAACCTTAGAATATAAGTCATTAATGCCAGTAAGTGCCTTGTTGTAATCCCTATCAAGAGAATCCAGCCTATAATTGAAGTTCTTAAACACTTGATTCACATTATTGACAGAAGCATCGAGATCATCAATTGCCGTATATTTATCGTATAGAGCACTAATTCTGCCATTAATACCGACGATATTATCTGAGGTTATTTTCCATTTAGAATCCCATTCAGATCTGACAGTATCCCATTCATTTCTGCTGACAGTATCAGCAATAACAAAATCCTTTAACTTCTTGTACTTGAGAATCGCTACAATCACAAGGACTAAATTCACGCACGAAATAATAAATGCTAAGATCTCCATAATTGTCTCCTTCTTTTAATTTTCTTATCTGATTACAGATCTATTTTCTGCTTTGCTGATGCTAATATTAGTGCTAATTAGTGTGCTATTGCTGATCGATTCGCAGAAACTTCCATCCTGATACTCAAGCCTCAGCACAATATGATGCGGATAAATTCCTTCGACAAATATAGCATCTGGCTTTCTATCAGGTGAATAACTCATATGCGGATACTCGTTCTTCAGGATAACCATATCGCCTTTATGCAGGTCATTGAGAATTTCAAGTTTCCGCATATTGTTACTCTCTAACAGTAGTTCAACAGGAAGATTCGCATTATCATCATCTAAACTTGCTACAAACCAGCTATCTCCCCATTTTCCAGTTCTCTTAGTGAACATTTTTGGTCCTCCACCTCCATCTTTTGCGCTTCTTATTCTCGTACCATGAAACGTTGTACTTATGAACTTCGGAATTGTAGTAAGCCTCCATCTCAGCAAAGTCTTTGTATGGCTTACAATCTGCGTGACACTTATAATGCCTCTTTTCGCATTTGTAGCATGGTGCGTTAGGCTTTCCTTCGAACATGCAGTGCAGCCTTTCTGAACAATAACGCCATGAATACTGCAAGGACATAAAATATCAGCACCAAGGATTCATAAAAAGTAACGAAAAAAGTGGTGAGTAAATTCCACCACTTTATTTTTCCAAGATTTTCATTCATCATACTACCACCATTTTTCATTGGGGTCCCCCATCTCATCAATAATAGGGCAAGATCCACAACCCTCTCCTTTATCCAGATTCAGGCTGCAGATCTCACCAGTGATGGGACATACCCTTCAAATATCGTTTTCGAGAGACCGTTTGCGAGCCTCATCATTGACAAGTTTCGCGTTATCTCTCAGCACTGCGATCGGCTCCTTTCCAAGTTCATAGAACCCACACTTATCTGCAGGAACATATAAGTCCATATCGTTCAGATTAGAGTACACTTCTGGCTCTTTAATCGGCCCATAGGTATCGTAGAAGCATGTCCAGCCTTCCATTCTAAGACACTCAGCATCAGCCCAAGGCATATCGCCAGCAGGTCGTCCACCACGAATAGCCAGTGCATCAAGGAAATCTTTTCTCGTAGCAATTCCGCCACTGTATGGGTCAGAGGAAATACGCTTAACATCCTCAAACGCAGCAGCTACATCGTTAGGATCAGCTTTGAACAGAATTCCCTCGTATAAGAAAATGGTGCTGCCTCTACCAACGCTAGGAATATAATCACGATACACTCCCTGACGCTTCATATCGCTTACTTCTTCCTTGGCGATCTCTTCATTCGCAGCTTTCTTGACCTTATCTTTGGTCTGAGTAGGAAGATTCTCATCAATAGCTTTTTCGAGAGCATCCTTTACTCGTGTCTGGTTTGCCAAAGACAGTGCAATTGCTGCATTGCTGGAGATAAGATTTTTCTTATGCAGTACATCAACAACTGTTCCACCGGCTACCATTGCATATGCTGGCCAATTGTGCTTAGCCATAATACCTGCTTTCTCAAGAGTAGTCGGCTCTTCACCCTTCTCCATACGTCTTTCCTGAATTTCAGAAGCGGTTTCTTCAGTCTTTGACGACATATAGATAATAGCCCCAATATTTGCGCTTACAGATGCAATAGTTAGAAGCGCATGACGATGCTCGAAACAGAATACCTTTGCAACTTTGATTCCGGATTTAAATACATTAGATACACCGCTGATTGTAGACATTTTACTTCTCCTCCTTATTTGTTTTAACAGCTTCGATAAGCATGAATACAAGGCCGATAGTCTCGATTACAGACGATAATGCAAAAAGTTTATCACTCGTTGGCATAATCGAAACACGGTTCTTTGCTGCATCGAATCCTCTCTTTAAATTCTTGTTGATTTCCATATAGCTCCTCCTTATTTTTTTGCCTTTAGAAAATCAAAAGGACCTGCATATTCCATGTAAGTCCTTTGTGAGTAAATCAGTCATCCTTATTGCAATTCTTGACAATTAATACAATTCCAATATTAACCAAACATAATCCAATAAATAATGCCATACTGATTATCCTCCTCATTATAATCGCTGTAATTTTTGCGAGTGATGAGAGAAAAATAATAGAGCCATGTAAGACCCTATTATTTATTAATCAGAATGAGGTGCATAGCTTATAGATTCCATAAATAACAAGAACCGCTACAGCGACATCGATTACTGGTAGTATGATTGACAGTCCGAAAACCACAATCGATACTACGAAAGTAACGATCACTAATAGCAATGCTAGTAATGTAATCATAAGATTATTCCTCCTTATCTACCTCGTTAAAGGAGGTGTATTTTCTGCGACATTTTTGCAGACATAAACTCCTTTATATGATTGACAGTCCGAAAACTACAATTGTCACCTGATCGATTCTTTTCTCCCAGAGCTCATGCACAGATTTCAGTTTGGTAAGTGCCTTTACTGTCAGTTTCCCATCTTCATAGCTATTAGGATCAAGCGCAATATCGGCTAATTCCATTGCTTCGCGTCTTGTATACTCGCTTCTAATAAGTTTGAAAATGTCATTCAGTTCAGCGGAATTAAATGTTACAGAATTCATATTTCCTCCTTTATCATTTGCTAAAAATAAATGTTTAAAGCACCTGCAGAAATCTCTGCAAATACTTTAAACTTTCTAATCATATTAGAATGGCAGAATGAAACACATCTTTATTGGCTCATCTCCATAATCCCAAGAGTAATGCAAACTATGCAATACATATCCAACTTTCCGATATGCATCCCAGATAGCATTTGCCTCTTTATAATTATGAGCGAACACGATTTCAGAATATCCTTTCATACTGATTATCCTCCTCATTATAAGGGCTGTAATTGCTGCGAAAAAAGAAAAGAATAAAGACCCTGAATTTTCTTCAAGATCTCTACCATTTTGACTAAATATAACTTTTTACTCTATGACTTTAAACATTACTTGTACCTTCACGTCATTATTTTTGACATGCTTTAATCGTCCGCAGATTGAACACTCTCCAAACTCTGGATCTGTAAATAACTCAAATAAATCATCTGGAACCTTCTTTAAGATTTCGTTTTGCTTCTGGCATATGAATCTGTTATAAATCTTATGATCTTCATCAGGCTCATCACCATACAAAGCATCAAATTCTTTATTCCATTCTTCATAATGCTCATTTACAGCATCAGCTCCTTTATTATGAGCTTCCATAAATTTTCTATTGAGTATTTCTTCATTTCCTTGTGTAAGAGAGTTAAAAACTCCGTCCAATAATTTCACGTCATTAATAAACCAGTGAAAATACGCTCTATAATAATACTTTTCTGTCATAACTATACCTCCTTAATATGATAGTTATACTATTTGTCATTATAGGGCATGTATTTTTTACGAAAAATATAAAGGACTGTAGGCTTCCAACCTACGTCTCTGACATAATCATCAGTGAGCTACGATTGCTCCATTTATGTACGCACCATCGAGCCAATGCTCCATGAAAGAAATATTACTATTTCCGGATACGTACCTAGGTTTCTTACGATAACCAAATCCTTCATTATATGACTTGTTTGTTTTGCGAAGAAAAAAGAAACTAGCTGTTTAAGCTAGCTCCTTCTTTGAAGCTTTCTTTGCAACCTTTTTTGGGAACATAACTTTGATAATCTTCATTGTGACCTGGATAGCTATTACTGTGGATATGCCTAATAAGAACATTGCCATGTCTGAATCCATATCTGTGTTATAATACACATAGTCAATCAGAGCGAAGCAAGCCATATAGACTCCAAAACCACAAGTAAAACTTCCGATAATAGATGTAAAATTCTTCATAGTTTTCTCCTTTTTGAGGTTCTTTCCTCTTCATTATATGACTTGCTCATCTTGCGAATTGGCTATCGAAATCAAAAATATAAGACCCGTAATAAGGTCTTATACTTATTTATCGTCGGCAGTTATATACAAAGTACCATACCACAGTGATAAAGCATGTTGCAATGCACGCTGCAAATGTTGCGGTTACAGATTCCATAAATGTTGCTTCCAATATATAGAAGTCTGCGGCTACACTCATGAACATAAACATCATTGCAAATACAAAAAACCACTTATAGTCGTCTTCCATAAGACTACCTCCTTCATAATATACATTGTATTGATTGCGAAAAATAAAAAATAAAGCCCATTTTATAAATGGAACTTTACTTTTTCTTCGAATGAGTTGTTCAGGTTCATTTTGAAAAACTCATCGTTTTGCTTTGTAACTCTTATAAACATGACGATAGCAACGCCAGCTACAAGAATCTCCAATGCAAATTGAATAAACATTTTCATATATTTTCCTTCTTTCCTCTTCATTATATGACATGCTCATTTTGCGAATTGGAAGACGGAAAAGAAAAAATATAAGACCTGTAATCAGGCCTTATATCCTTTAAAAGAGATTCTTAAAACTGTTTAGTGCATTCTGACTCCGTTTAGATGTCTCATTGTCATAACCGAAACCTTCCTTCTGGAAATCCTGGTCTTTTTTCTGTGTGACAATGGTTAATGCAGCGAATAACACACCAAGTGAGACTTTCCCAACAATATCAAGAACAGTTCCAATCTTATTCTGTTTAAGTTCCGCTTCTCTTAAGTCGATTTCTCTTTCTTTTAATTGAAGCTCCTTTTCAGATTTCTGATTTTCCCGTTCCTGAGTCTTTGTGACCTCATACACTTTAGCGAGCTTTTCAATGTCGATCTGATCTCCATTTGTACCCAATTGACCAAGAATTTCATTCTCCAGTTCCTCAGGCAAATTGACATCATCACGAATCTCTAATGCTTCTTTACTCATTTTGAATCCTCCTTTTCACTAAATGGTGTGTAATTTCTGCGTGGCTCTATATGTTTTATATCCAGCTGCACCTGGTCTTTAGAGCATATGCCGTTTGTGTCGTAAATTTTCATTCCTAGCCATGTGCATTTATCTTCATCATCTTGCACAGTCTCTACGTACAGCACCCCATCTGATTTTCTCGATCTGTAGTTCCCGATGAGATAGCCAATAAGAAATACGAGCGCTAGAATTGGAATATAAATTGTCTTCATACTGGTCTCCTTTTACAGTCCTAATTCCTCAAGTGTATACCAACGGTTAGGTTCCATGCCTTTGAACATTGTTACGGTATAACAATTATTAAGGAAAAAATACTTTTCTCCATTGAACTTCAGATTGAATTTCAGGAATACATATGGCCGGAAACCTCTCTTGGAAATTTTTGTTACGTCATTTCTGAACGGTCTGATAACACTTTCCAAATATCGCTGCTCTTCATCGTCAAGAATATGCGCACTATTCATAGTCCTAATTCCTCAAGTGTGTATTTATGATCTAGCTGCATGCCTTTATACATGGTGTCTTTGCTGAAAGAAGGGAAACGCATATCGCTGAAAGAAGGGAAACGCATATCGAAATATTCGTCTACAAATCCGATTATAATAAAATAATAGTCTGAAGGGCCACCTATGAGTTCACAACTTATCTTTGTGATGTACTTAACTTTGTTTCTAAAAGGTCTTATCACAGCAGACAGATACCGCTTTTCTGCATCGTCAAGAATCGGTTCTACATGTTCCATGTCAAGCCACGTTGTTATTGCTCGATTGGAATAACTATCTTTCACTGTCCCTATGCATTTATTATTCAATAAAATGTCATAGTCGCGATTTCCTGTTTTACTACACTTACAGGTTAATTCTCTAAACTTATACCCCTGCTTGATACACCATTCTGCATTATTCATTGCCTTTCCTCCTCTTTTGTTGACACGAAATCCATTTCTGCACCACAATTTGGGCAGAAGAGGGTTAGATATATCAGATATTCAAGATGTGTTAATGATTTTGTGTCTCCTCTTATCGCACTCGCTCTTGTGGCACCAAGAAAATATCCACAGTTTGAACATTCATAAGTTCCATGTTTATCGCTAATCCAATATGCGTGCTTATGTGGTTCTGCTTTAATTCTTGGAATATAAATCTCGTTCATACTTTTTCCTCGTCCATCTTCGCTCCACAATTCGGACAATAGTTTGCGTTTCTTCCAGAACCGACCCAAAACACCATTTGACATTCTGAACATCTCATGCTTCTTCCGTCTTTTACTTCGTATTCGACAATCCATGTGCCGTGTCGGACAGGCTGTGCGGACGGCAGAGCATTTACCGCTTTCTCGATCTGCTCTTTCCAATATTCGTCATACGGGACAACACCTAACACCACATCAATCGCCGCCTGTCTGCTGATTAAATCATCTTTCATTCTTCTTTCCTCTTTGCAAACGAGCAGTAAGACGTTGGCGATGTTCCGAATATTCCCAGCTCTTCGCAATATGTTTCGTTGTCGTCTGCACTCCAATGCTTGCAGTCCTTGCACCGTATCACGCTCACTATATCTTCCGTTTTCTGCGCTTCGACAATCTCGGATTTTACCGTCCCAAAATAACCGCCTTCATTGCGGATTATCACAGTGTCTTTTTGTATTTCATCGACATGGCCGTGAACGTAAACTCTGTCACCGATTTTCATTCTTCATCCATCCTCGCTCCACAATGCGGACAATAAGGAGTATCATCGCTGAAACTATGCCCACATTCAGAGCATGTGAAATAATAAGCACTTTCTACTGGAAAAGCATTGTCGCAAGACATATGATCCTCTTTTAACTCAATCCAATGTGCATGTCTTACTCGTTCAGCTTCAATTCTCGGGATCTGGTTCACATCCACCCGAAACGCTACCCACGCATAGTACACAGAATCTCCTACAAAAAATGGCGCAATTGGGACCATATCGAACCTGATATCTTCTGGATTAATTAAATACATTTTCGCTAACTCTCCTAGTACAAAATAAAAAGCACTTGCTCATCTCGAGCTTTGTGCTTTCTTTCTTCTGTAATTCCTTGCTCCTTTCTTTACATTTTCAATTGCGTCATACACTAACAGAATTCCTCCTGCTACACATACTACTGTCATAGTAAGTGCAAACAGCAGATTGAATCCATAGTACGGTGATGCGTCGTTTAAAAACATATTAAGCAACATAGGTCATACCTCCCTATTAGATAAGCTGCATTTTTTGCGAATAGGTGCAACAAAAAAAAAGAACACCACTTGTTAGTGATGTCTTCTTCTAGGACGAATCTCACGTTTCATACACTTTTCAGGATGAACTGACAGATACCACATTTCAGTTACATGATTCCTGATCAATGAAAATGTGTCAGCAATAGCAGTTTCTTCAGTTTTATCTGATATATCTGCTCTGTTCATGATTTCATCGATCCGATCAAGATAAATGTCAATAATGTTAGTTCGATCTCTTACTTCTTTATAAAATACGTCATACATAATTCATTCCTCCTATATAAGGAGCTGTAATTGCCGCGAAAAAAAAAATAAAGCCTATGTAATTTCTGATAGGCTTTATCGTTTCTAATCTTTGAGAATGTCTGGGATCTCACCGGCAAATAGCTGATTCAGATACTCCATAAGCTCTTCCAAAGTAATCTGATTCCTATTGTATAAGTCCCATAGTTTCTCGACTAGTGTTCTTTCGACAGATTCCGGCAACCAGATCACCCCTTCCTCATGCAACAAATGTAATGACTATTTCATAATTTGTTGCATTTAATTAATTTACAAAACGTTATAGAACGTTTCTTTCCGCTTATCGCAGTAAATAGTATGCGGCTCATTTTTATCAAACCACAGTGTCCGTGCTCCGCATATCATATCAAGTATTTGCTTATGCATTGCTTATTTTACCACCACATTCTGAAACTTCTTGTAAGCATCCAGATACCACTCGCGTTTATCACCGTTGTATGTCAGCTCATAGTACATACCATCAAAAAGGGTTGAACTAAGAAGGTACTTCCAGTTCTGCAGAGTTTTGCACTTCCATACGGTAAATACTTGAAAATCTGGCGTCGGGTCAGACTTATCCAGATGCTCCATGATGTAATTCTTTACGATTTCAAGTGCTCTATCATCAAAATTAGTCATTTCTTCCTCCTCCTTAATATCATGTATTTATCTTACTTAAATTGTGCCTCTAAAAATAACCCTTATCGGAATATCGATCGTCGGGACAGTTCCCAGGGCCTTTAATGTCAACTTACCTGCTGACTGCCCTCCATCGATGATCTGTGCCTTGCTTAATGCGTTGTATTGTGCTGCTGTGATGGTGGTGGCCGGAAGGACTTCCTGGTTACTGGATTCCGTGATCAGACTGTCACTGATCGTGTAGCTCCCACTGCTCCATGACGATGCGGAAAGCGTGAAACTTTTTGTGGCGCTGTTCAATGCCTTGATTTCATTTTCGACATCTTCCAGTGCTGGTGTCCAGTCGGTTGCTACGGTGCCACGCTCCAATTTTAAGTTCACAATCTCCACATATTTTGCTTTCTTAAAAAGGGCGTAGCAATTGATACAAATAGCTTGCAAGTTAATAGTCGATTGTATTGCTTGTGCAGTTAATTTAACGTGGTTCCATTTATTAGGCTCAATGCTAAAACTGCCAAATTGTGCTAAAGGATTTGTTCCATCCCCTACTCGAATTGACACATCACATTCCGCCGAAACATCACTATTTATATCAAATGAGATAGTGAAAAATTCCCCTACTGACGCGTTAAGAATAGTCTTAATGTTTGGGCTATCATACGACACATAACCCCAAGTGCTTGAATTTTTTGTGATGTCAAATCTTGCACCGTTCACATTTCCAAAATCAGAAAAAACTTTTGTACTTTTAGTAATTATTCCATCACCGCTTCTTGCACCCCAATGTTCATCGCCGTTGTTTGTTCCAATAAGCAAGTTTCTCCCACCGACCTGCAAATTATCAAGTTTTGATTTATCCTCAGCAGACATCAGTCCCGATGCGCTGGCGGTAGCATCCGAGTACGTAGTATTTGTATCAGGAGGTACAGACCAAGTTCCGTCACTTCTTAAATATCTATTAGCGTTTCCTTTTGCTGGAGCAGGAACAAGTCCTGGAGATCCATCAGCTGATGTACTAGCTCCAGTCATTGTTGAGTACGTAGTATTAGTATCCTGTCCTGGAATACCCAATGCAGTAATATCAGCCTTTGTTACAGCTGTTGCAGCACTTACATGCCCAGTACCGTCGACTGTTACTTTATACAGACCACTCGATTTAGCAGTGTATGAAGGATGAGTGTACTTATTAGCTCCAGCAGCAATTCCATCAAGTTTTGATTTATCGCTAGCAGACATAAGCCCTGCTGCCGATGTAGTAGCATTAGAATAGGTTGTATCAGTGAACTTAGCTCCTGCTGGAACATCAGCATTAACAGTATGATTATTTACTTTTGACGCATTTCCGGCAGAGTCCGCATAGCCGGCGTTATTAACCTTATATTCAGCTACATTAGAACTATCAATGATCGTTCTCCAACTCGTCCAAGACTGGCCGTTGTATGTTCTTATATACTTTTTCCCCTTTGTATCCGACAATTCCTGAGTATACCATCCTGAGGCGGAACGATAACAATATACACCAAAAGCCGTAACGCCAGATGGAACGTTTTTAACTGTGTTGCCACCACCGGTATATAAGAACCTAACAGCGTTGCCCATATAATCATTCAGATTTTGATCGTTTAAACAAATTGATTCGATACTTGTATGCGTATGCGCTTTCTCTGCCGCTCCAACTTGTGCCGCTGTCACTCCATGTGGATTCGATTTGTTGCTTGTATGGCTATCTAGATTATCCTGCAAGGTCTTATCTGCATTAGCTCTAGCTGTAGCCTCAGTACTATCCGCTGAAGTTCTAGCAGTAGCCTCTTTATCTAGATTATCCTGCAAGGTCTTATCTGCATTAGCTCTAGTCGTAGCCTCAGTGCTATCAGCTGAAGTACGAGCACTAGCCTCTTTATCTATATTCGACTGTAATGTAGTATCTGCAGCAGTCCTAGCACTAGCCTCGTCGCCTATCTTCTTCTCCAAGCTATCATCAGCATTAGTTCTATTTGTAATCTCAGAATTAAGTCCATCAGTTAGAACCGAGTCAGCTTCAAAACGAGTATTAGCCTCGTCGTTTATCTTCGACTGTAAACTGTTATCAGCAGCAGTACGAGCATCAGTTTCGACTTTAATAGATGCAGCTACCTGCTTTCCATTTTGATAGTCAGCAGAGTTAGCAATCTGGTTATCATCAGTCGGGACGAATATATCTACTGTCTTATCTGCATTGGCCTGTAATTTCCCGTTTACTTTTACCTTTTCGAGTACGTTAATCTGTGCCCCAGACTCAACGCCATCGAGTTTGTTCTTTTCGAATGCAGTATAGTTCTCATCAGATAGATCTTTTCCAGGAACTTTCGTTACTTTTGTATTCAGTGCAGTTGTAGCATCTACTTTCGTAATAAACCGTTCGTTTATGTCATGGATAAGCTGGCTAAGACCTTTTGCCCCAACCCATTTACTTTTTAAAGAATCAATAAATTTCTTTGTATCATCATTCATTGTGGCATCTCCATTCTTATTCCGACCATACCTTCAAAGCCAGATTATGGATTTCGTCTTCGGTCAGTTCGTCAGCAGAATTTAGCAGGTTGTAATCTCCACCGTTTTTATTCCCTTTAACCTCGATCCCGTTAATGGTAGGCTTATTGCGAATATCGTTGTAGTTATCAACATATACCCGATGAGCAGCATCCATAATGACATTTAAGTCCTTATATGCTGAAAGTTCTGCGTCAATAACTCCGATTTCTTCAACAACTTTTGTATCGTCAGGCATCAATAAACCTCCTTATCGATAACAAATGGACTCGGTGTTACAAATGTGTAGACAGTACCGTCGTCAAAAGTCATCTCGATATCATACGTATAAGTACCAAAGTCAAGAGGTTTCGTATCATTCGGGTCCAATTGGAGAATCATCGTTGCTGTAGGAATAGACTTCAGAATAATGTAATTAGCATCGGTATATACTTTTTTCAGAGCAAATCTGCATTTATCACCAGCAGCAGGAACATATGGAGACCCATCCGAATAGAAGAGATTAATTTTGCATTTTAAAGTATCCCCTCTTGTAAGGGTAATTTTGTTTGTTTTCTTTTCTACAGAATACATAAATCAATCTCCTTAAACTATTAGTTACTCTTTATCGTCGGCATGCATGTTGACGATATTGTCAATACCTGTTGCACCAAGTCCGCTTGCCATACCGGAAAGGAACACATCGAATCCAAAACTGCCCTGATACCAGATTGCAAATACTACTCCAAGAAAACCTGCGATAAGCGGCAAATATCTGCTGTTCTCGCCAAGAAACTTCTTGATTACAGCACAGACAAGATATACTGCCACTGCTACTGCAGGAACCATATAATTAGAAAAATCCATTAGAAATTATTCTCCTTAGATAAACAAATTGTTTTTATGAGCTTTATCATATTCTTCCATAATATGGCGAATAGCTGAACTTGCTCGTTCATTTTTAAAATTACTATGAGATTTGCAATAGTCATTGTATTTAGTAATCGTTTCGAGGATATCAATGTAAAACTCATAGCTGTGAGGTGTGTTGACTCTTAACTCGTCATCGAATTTCAGAATTTTTGATCGATTATCGATAGCTTTATCTTCAAGATACTGTTCTTTTTGATTGTAAGTGTCCTTTTTGATTTCAGTCACATCTGCTTGCAATCGTTCAGTATCTTCTTTTAAGTGTTTTATATCGTCAGAAAGGTCTTTGTTCGTGACCTTCTTTTTACCTGTCAGAATTCTTGAGATTTCCTGTCCTAACCATTTCAAGAAATCCCAAAAACCTGGAGCCGCTGCTGCAACTGCTAGAATACTTAGCAGCTGTTTATGGAGTTCTTGGTCTTCGAAATGAAACCACATCAAATAGAGACACTCCTAAGAATTTCAGTAGCTTTTGCAATAGCGTCCTCATATTTCTTCTTCAAATCGGTGGCCAGCTGCTTATTCTCGTCGTTTGTTTTCACCAGATCGTCGTACTTTGATTTGAGCTCATCGTACATCTTCTTGTAGTCAGGAGTTGGTTCTTCCGTCTTGTCACCAGAATCACTTGGTTCGGTTGAAGGCTCGCTACTAGTATTTACTGGTTTTGCAACGACTAAAAGATTAGGAAGTTTCCTAGCCGTACTCATCACTACTCTGCGGTATCCGCTGGCACACTCGAACATTCCAGTTGATCCACCGCCATCCATAATGAATAGTTCTTTAAGAGTTCCCTCAAACTGCTGAGCAAATGCGAGAATTTCTCTTGGTCTAGCCTTCTCAAACGCAGCAACACACCAATCATCATCGATAAGGAACGCTGCTGAGTTAGCAGTTAAGGTGTCGTCCTTGTCCGGATAAGATGTGCTGTACTGAATATCTTTACCAGTCAGCACTTTCCCTTCATGAACTCTGACAGAATATGGTGAGCATACCATCTGAACTTCATCCTGCTTAAGCCAGTAGTTAGACGACTTCTCACATACGGTGTTCCCATTCTTATCAATTGCATAAGCCAGGATTCCGTTCTGTTTTGGCTCCTGGGAATATCCACCTACTACTGAGTCACCCTCTACACCATAATGAGTTCCGTTAGCAAGATCGAAGTAGTTATTCCCGCATCCTCCAAGAATAATGAGTTTATCCGAATCGAAATCACCAATCGGTTTTACTGCTGTGTATCCTCCTGCTGAAATGAAATGCAGAGAATATCCTGCTTTAGAATCACCTCTGACAACATGCACGTCATAGCCATTCCATTTATGTGCAGAATATCCTGTTGAAAGCTTTGCCATTAGTTTTCCTCCTTCTATGCTCGAACAATGCCTGAACGTCAGTCCATTTGTGCTCTTTACTGTTGTCAGGCTATCACAAATAAAAAACACGCTTCTTGGATCAAGCATGTTTGGAAGATTGTAATTTCCTTTTGAGTTTCTGTATTTGTTCTTGACTCTGCCAGAGCAAACCTCTACGTGGATGTGGTTTCCAGTTGCCTTTCCAGCAGTTCCTTCCTGATAGAGAATGCCTTTATACCCGACAATTGCACCAACTGGATAGTTACGATAGCTGTGAGTCATGGCGAGTGTTATATACCGTTCTTTCCCATCAGCACACAGAACTTTCTTCGCTTTTCCGTTCTTGTCCACTGACCAGTAGAATCGTGTGTTACCAGTCGAACGTGTTCCAAACGATCCGGCACAATACCAGTACGTATTCGGCATCCAGTTATACCAGTAATCGATACCAGAATCTGACCCGGCAAGATCCAGTTCATATGACACATGGGACAGACTCGGTTTTCCGGTTAATTTCGTTCCAGCCTGAGTAATGTTCAGGACACGCATGCCAAATATCATTCGATCTGCCATTTTCCCTCCATCAAAAAGGCCCACATTTCTGTGAGCTTACTGTTTTAATTAACTGATATTGTTCCTCTTCCGCTTGCACCGTATCCAGGTTCATAGCCGCCTGCCTGAATTGCAAGAGCTGCATATCCCGAACAGTCAATGGCCCCGCACCGAATTATTGTTGGCATTTTTGAATAGTCTCCTTTACCAGTTCTTCTTAAGAGGAACATTTCCTGGGTCAATAAGATAGACGTCATAATTGATAAAATAGTGTCTTCCGTGGTAGCCTTCATATTCATAAACAGCATTACAGGTTAGAATCCCAGTACTGTTATTGTATGAAGCGATGATGTCTCTCCAGTTTGATGATCCTCCCCCATCAACAAAGCTAACAGCTACAGCTCTAACAAAGAAATTCAGAGTCGAAAACTTTCTGAAGTTTGCATAGCCACTTACATTGAAAGTTCTTGTACTATTACTATCGGTTCTGCCTAATTTGTAAATATTTACTGCCAGATTATTGACACTGATGTAGTTGTTATAGTCGTCATTGCTATGTGCGTGTGAGCTCTTATAGCTGCTGTACTCTGAATTTAAAGAGTTATACGAGTTCTGGAGGCTGTTAAGCTGTGCCTGCAGCGCCTCATAGTCACTTATAGGTACTCCTCCACCGGTCCTAACGATTGTAGCCATTATTTTAACTCCTCACCAAATAACTCCATGTAAGCAGTCTGAGTTGCTTCCTTGTATCGCTCAGGAACATCAGAAAACGACTTTGCTCCACGATGGATGATTCTTGCGTAGATATATCCCATCAGTTCATACCTCCTGCAAGCTCTGCTAATGCATCCTGGAGCTCATTGATCTGATCCTGCACGAGTTCGTCATGTGTCTTTTCACGAAGGGCAAAAGTCATAGTGATCTCGTCACTCAGTCTGCAATTCATAGATACAGAATTAGGAACAAGATTTGTATATTCTGTTCCATCGATATTTACATGTGTGCAGTCTTTAAGATCAGCATATAGTGCATCAAAATCGGCCATCTTATCAGACGTCATGCTGATAGAAGAAAATGTTGATCCACCATTGATTTCATACTCATGTGTATTTACAGTCAGTTTCATATTATTCCTCATTTCTCAAAAATTACTTGTATAGATTTCCAAGATATACAACTGTTACTGGAATATCAACAGTAGGAACAGGCCCTAAGCATTTTATTTTGAACGATCCATTTGTCTGGCCATTCTCGATAATCTCTGCACGGCTTAGAGCATTGTACTGATCTTTGGAAATAGATGCAGCTGGTGATAAAGTCTGAATACTTTTAGCAGTTACCAGCGGATTACTAATCGTATAAGTCCCATTTCTCCACTTAGAAGCTGATAGAGTAACATTATCAGACGTATACCCGCCAAGAGAATCCAGTTTAGTACTAAGAGTATTAATCTGAGTCTGCAAATTACCAGCAGCATCTGTAGTAAGCTGATTCTTCATACCATTGAACCAGGTATTGAATGTCGACTTACTGTTGTTCTCCCAGGTAGTAATCTCATGATCTCTGCTCTGTAGCCACTCATTCCACTGTGTTGACCATTGCGAAATCAGATTATCAATAGTAAGAACTGTTAATACACCGATTACGAATGGGCATTCAGAAGTTCCTCTGGTGTTAGTGATTGACGACTGTGTAAAAGAAGTAGCCTGTGCCTCTACACGAATTCTCGCAAGAGGATACTGATTTACAAAGCTGCTTCTCGTAAGTGCTGCACCAGAAGGATTCGCTGCTGGAGTACCTTTTAGAATATAAATACGGTTAGCTCTGGTTGCGTATTTACCATTTGTTTCCAGAACGACTGTATCAATTCTTGGCTGCAGAAGGTCACTGGCATCGAGAGTAAACACCATCTTACTGTCGTTCAGTGTCCATGTATGATTGAACCACGCACGTCCTGTACCGACTGTGATCTTCATTCCACCAGCGGACTCTACTTTAAATGCGTCCCCTATTGTTTCGTATATTCCATCTTTAATAACACCGTCGAAAACAGATCCATGCTGGACGGCATCATATTTTCGATCACCATTGACCGAGTTATAAAAACCAAAAGTTAGCGCCATTTTGTTTTCTCCTTAAACAGCATAGGCAGATGATCCTCCAATCTGTGCAATCCATACTTTCTTCGTAGTTCCAACATCTGGGTCTCTCCCAAATAAGTTATTAGACGCTGTATACTTCCCCTCTGTAAGAACTCTATACGTGAATTTTCCAGGTGTTTTTACCGTCTTTCCATCATCCGATAAAACTGCAGCAGTTCCATATCGATATAAAGCTCTGAAAGGAACATAGAATTCCTTACGCTCTTCACCGACATTTCCCCATGTAATATGAGGCTGCTCTACATTCGAGTAGACAATAATCTTTCCCGAAACATCTCCATATGAGTAACTTAGTTCTGTATAAGCGTCTGGCGTAACTTTTTGATCTGTAGAAAATGTAGGATAAATTTCTATCTGCGACGACGACTGCGAATGGACAACCTCTGTGATCCGTGTCTCTCCTTCTCGGTTATTCTCGTTTACAATCTGTACAAGGTCTCCTAGGAAATAGTCTTTCCCAAGTATCGACTGCGTGATGTTCGGAGCTAATTCCCCTTCGAAGCTTACAGTGTTAGAGGTTGTTAAGACAGCGGATTTTCCTTTGTTCTTGAGCTGATTAATGTAATCGTCGTCAGATAACTTCTTTTCAGCACCATTTTCATCTGTATAAGACTGAGACAGTGATGAAGCATCAGTGTAAAGTTCTCTACGGTTAAGTCCTGTTCCAGAACCATAACTAGTAGTCTTTTTCTGAGCCCCATCACCTTCTCCGCCGATAAATGATACGTTTTTCAAGTCCTTATACGAAACTATATAATTTGTGCTTACAAGGTTTTCGTATTTCGGAGAGAATATAACGTAATGGTTTACTGATTGACTGTATGTGCGATTTACGCCCTTATACAGCTGAAATATAAATTTATTGGATTCACTTAAGCTAATGCTGAATCCAATATGTGACTGCTCGCAAAGGTGCTTTATTACATCGTAAATATTATCGCCAAAGTACTGTGCGTGAATATCTATGTCTGCAATCCCACTTGAGGCATCCGCTTTCTGAAACACAAAATTGTCTACTTTACGGTCTGGATCTGATGGATTGATGAACGCTTCAGTTAACATATTTTCTACAGCGTCCTGCATCTTCCCGTTATAGAATTTCCTTCCCCAGATCACACGTCTATCAAGAATCGACTCAAGGGATCGTCCTGTAACTTTAAGCTTGTCACCATCTTCGCTGCTTGAAACAGTTTCGATGGTTTCAATTATCATTACAGTATTAGTTCCCTTTAGTTCCATATAGTAATCTATATGGAACTTATCAATATTCTCTGTCGTTGCTGGTAAATACAGCTCGAAATCACCGCACTCAGAATATCTATCGGTCCAAATAAACGAAATATAGTAGTCGACTATATCTGTGACCTCGAAGTTAGAATTCAGTATGATAGGCTCCATGTTTTCCATAAAATAGACTCTCCATTTTGATTTCTCTAAATACCTTCGTAGGCCGTCTTGTTGTAGATGTAGAATTGAATGCTCTGAACTCCCGAATCAACAGTAAATCCGAAACGATTGCTTCCTTTATGCAGCTCGAACCAATCTGTTTCACGTTCCAGGCAATTGATAATGTTTGTTTCCTTGCCATCACGCAGAATACTTGCTGTTTTGTTTCCTCTTATGGAATTTATAGTGATCGTATCGTAAGTAAGATACGAACTTCCATATGGACTGACAGTTCCTCCCATAAGTGTTTTCAGTCGTTCATCGTTAATTGCAATATGTTTTCTGGTATCAACGTCCCAGATGACTAAGTTCTTGACGTCAGGTCCAATAATATGAATCTGCATGGTAATTCCTATGCCAACATCACCATGGTATTCAATCGTATTTATCTGGCGTGTTTCGATTTCTCCGTAATTAAGCAACTTTACAGAATAATCTTCATTTGAAAATGGATACTCAAACTTCGGAGCAACACCACCAAAGACAGTTTCTGTTACTGATTCGATAATTCTTCCCGTGATGTCGTTGTAATAAGCCTCATAGAAATACGGATCAGGGCATGCAACAGATATGCTCAAAGTTTCATTTCTAGAGAAAATAGATGGCGAATTCTTCTTGACATATCCTTTTATCATTGCATACCTGTTATCTGTGTCGAATATAAGTGTGATAGGCTGTTTGATACCAAAAAATTTGTAGGTCAGCAGACGACCGTCCTCTACCGACCTACTATCAGTTTCTATTGGTAAAAGCTTGAATGAGATTTCACGGTCCCTCATTCTTGCCGAGTTGTAAACAGATCCATCAGCAGTGGCCAAATCAGTAGTGTTAATACTAGCACTCTCTGGCCCTAGTCCTGAAATTTCTGAAATAGCAAGACCAGTCTGCCACGGATTATTTAACTGCAGTTTTAGCTGCTCGCCTAAAACCGTATCATGGTCTGGCATCATTGCAATCACTGATTTAATCATTAGCTAACAGATCCTCTAAAATCACTGAACAAAGACTTGGTCTGCCTGTAAATATCAAGCCGGCTAAGTTCTTTTGGTGAATAGTTGTTCTGAATGAATGTGTTGGAAGGCTGTTGCTGCTGGACATAAACATCATTACGTTCCATAGCTTTGATCTGTGCCTCCATATCTGAGCGGTTTTCATTTCCATTTTGAATATTTGCAGCCATATCGAAAGACCTGCTGCCAAATATCGAATGAATAGATTCTGCCGCAGAACCAACATTTTTCAGATCAACTACCGGAGTTATTGTAGGTGTAAGTGAATCACTGAATATAGAATCAGACTTGCTGATGGTTTCGTAAATAGCATTGTTCATTTCCAACGCAGCACTTCTTACAGAACCAACTGCAAGATCCTCTTTGTCGGTAAATCCATTCACGAGACCGTAAATAAGATTCGTACCGTATTCAGCCCAGAGCTTAGACGGAGAAGACTGATTTGTATGCTTCTTGAATTCCTTATTCATGTCGTCGCCAAGAGCTGCTGCTGCGGCTATAGCTTCTGATGCTTTCTTATTGAATCCATCGATAAGACCCTGTACAAGGTATTCTCCTGATTCTTTCCAGCTTAAATACGAAGCTCTTACACCAGACGTTCCGGCAGCACTTGAAGCAACACTCTTTGCTGCTGCTACTAGATTAGCTGCTTCGGCCAAGACACCACCGATTACACCAGTAGTACTAGTAGCACTCGTTCCAATCAGCTGTTTCCCTGCATTGAAGTACGTGGATATTGCACCAAATACTCCTGTTCCGTTAGATACACCAGCACCAACATTAGCTTCTCCTCCAGCGCCCTTCTTCGTAGCATTTGTTACAGCTGCAGCAATATAAGTCGATGCTGCATTAATACCACCGATGAGTCCAGTTTCCGAGATAGAAGAACTTCCAATAAGAGCTCTTCCAGTCTCGTATAAGTACTGTAGTGATGTTTCGTCGATGCTAGCAGATTCTGCAGCAGCCATCACAGCATTACGAAGAGCCGATGCAATTTGCCCTCCGCCAACGTTCATGCCAATATCATCACCATAAATAGCATCTGCTACTGTCTGAACGATTGTTGTTCCAAGATTAGACAGTGCTTCGAAAGTACCGTCTTCCTGGAATTCAGAGGCAATATTCTTGAGACTTGTTAGACCAGAGAATACACCAGCTGCATTTTCAGTACTGTAGTTCGATGCTGCAAGTGAGAACTGAGAAATTCCAGTAGCAATATTACCGATAGCAGTTCCAAGTCCATCGAAAACTTCTTCGTTGAAACTTGTGCCTCCCTGAGCGTATTCCATCAGTTTGCTTATGATAGCAAATACAGGATCGTCAGGAGTCATCGTTATTCCAGATGTTGCATTCTGGAAATCTGATAACTTATTGCCAAGTTCACCGATTCTCTGAACGAATATTGCGAATGCTGTCGGGTCAAGATTCTTGTCTCCTACTGCAACGAACAGATTTCGGAAATTACCTAATATCAAATTCGCTTCTGTAAGATCAGATGCATATCCAGAAATCCCAGAAACTTCTGAAGCAAAGTCGATCAGCGCCTGCCCAAAGTCCGCAAGGCCAGTACTCATTGTAGACCAAGAAGGCCCCTTCGATGAGAACCACTCCTCTAATACTCCAGGACTATCTGGGAGAACATTCATAAGATCAGCTAATTCTTTGCCAACAGAAACCGAGTTCTCAATATCTGTTTCATACGTGCCGATTCCTTGCACTGATGTAGCATAATTCTTAAGTGCATCGCCATATGCCGCAAGGCCGTTACCGATATTATTCCAGGTCTTTCCACCATCTGTAAATAAATATCCAAATACACTAGGATCACCCGGGACATCGTTCTTCAGGAAATCAGAAAGCATTCTGCCAATTCCGATAGACTGCTCTATTGATTCGGTATACGTTCCAATACCAGATACCGAGTTTGCATAATCATAAAGTGCTTGACCGTATTCTGCAAGACCTTCACCGATGTTCTTCCAGGTTGTAGTACCAAAGCCGAACACTGGCTGATTTGTCAACACATCAGAAATATCTTTGATCGACAGAGCTACGTTCTTTGCTGCATAAATATCAGTGTTATGCTCGCCAATTCCAGATATCTGTTCAGTGAAGTCATTTATAAGGTCAACATATGACGGAATATCCTCCTTTAACTTCTTAAGATCAGAATCGTTTCCGCCAATTGACGATAATACTTCAAGAGCATCACTGAACTTACCGAATACATCAGTCAGAGAATCCAGCCTTGTTATTACAACAGGATCTAGAATATCTTTGATGTTTTCAAGGAAATCCGATAGCTTAGTTGCAATATTAGACAGACCGTCGACATCAGCATTGGCAATAGCTTCTGCCTTTGATGCCTCAAATCCACCGACTGCTCCACCTACAAGACTGCCTAATGCTTCTCCGATCTTCTTGAATATAATGACAAATACATCAAGAGCTTCAGAAACTCCATTAAGAGCGTCCTTGGCGGTGAAATTAGATCCTGCAAAGTAGTTAAATGCTGCAATCGCACCATGGAACGCAGCTGCTATACCAGAAATAGTTCCGAATATAGCTGCAACAGTTACCAGAGACTCCATTAATCCAGCTAAATACTGCGGACCAGGAACTAGAGCACCTACAGTTCCGATCACGCCCATAGCAATACCGAGCGATACAAATACTTCAGCCAGCGAGTCACAGATCTTTTTGGTTGCTTCTAACCCAACATATTTGTTTAGTGCATAGATAACAGCCCAGATTTCTGCAATCAAAAGCATCAGCACTATAAGATCAAGAACTATCTTTGCTCCAGCTTTTGCAGCTAATCCAATCCCAGCAAATACAGATGCCATGGCCAGGAATATAGAAGCAAGCCCTCCAACAGCTGTCCAGAATGTTTGAGCTCCGTATTTATTGACAATATCTGCAAGAAGTCTCAGAGATACCGCCATAAGCAGCATGACAACGCCAAGAGCAATAAGTGATGTCTTTGCTTCCTGGCTTCCGGACATAAGTTTTGCGCAACCAGCAAGTACAACTGATATCACACTGATCGCAATTGTTGCATTCCGCAAACTATCTGCATCGATATCGGCTACCATTTTGATTGCAGCAGCGATCATTACTACTGCAAGCCCAAGACCAGCAAATTCAGCAAGTATCTGTTTACCGCTGTTTCCGCTTAGTGCTGTTGCTCCAGACATTAATTTCTGAGCAAGTGCCAACACCAGAATGATACCAGCAATAGCACCAGTTGCTTTACCAAGATCGTGATCGTTAATCTTGGAAAGCATCTTAATGGACTTCGCTATACAACTTACTGCGATACCAATACCAACAATGGATGCAGCAAGCCATTTAAGATTTGGTCCTCCGATCCTAGCAGCAATCGCCAGTGAGAAGATCATTCCAAATACTAGAGCAATCTGCTTCCACCCATTTTTTATCTTATCGAGATCAAGAGATGTGATAGAAGTAATTACTTTCGTCAATAGCCATACCGCGCCTACAACACCAGCAAGACCAACACCACTTCCAAATGTTACCTTTGAAGAAGCCCATGACACAACACCAAGTGCTCCGATGATTTCAAGAAGAATTGGCATCGCAGCTCTTACCTTTTCAATCGGCATTTCTGCGATCTGAGTAAGAGAATCTACGACTTTAGAGATGGCATTAGCAAATATATACAATGTTACTGCCTGAGTAATTGCCTTAAGAGCTTCTCCTTTGGTGTATGCCCCAGATGTAAACTTCGTTACAAGAAGCTGAATCCCTACAAGAACTGCCGCGATTTCAAGCATTCTTACGCCAGCTGATTTGAAAATATCATCAGGAATCTTTCCAAGAGGTTCCAGTTCACTTGCAATAAGAACAATAGCAGAAGCAATTGCTAGAATTCCTGCACCGGCAAGAACTGAGCCGAATTTTCCGCCGCCGAGCTTGCTGTTTAATATCTGCATAACAATAGCTATACCAGCAAGTTCTGCCATTAAGCCACCAAGAACAAAAGCAACTCGTAGCAGATCATTAGCTGGAACTTTGGACAAAGCCCACAAACTAGCTGCAACAATTCCTAATGCTACTGCAAGTTCCAGTATCATTTTGATTGTTAGTCCTCTTGTAAAGAACTTCTTTACAGAGTTAAAGCAGCCAGTAATAGCAGAACCAATGCCAGAAAATCCAGAAACTAATTTGGAAATAGAGAATGTTAACTTTAATGCGGCAATAGCACCGAACAGCTCAATAAGTCCTTGGATATCAAATGTAGACCATGCATCCGTGACCGAACTGAATAACACTTTGAATGCATCCCCGATTGGCGCCAAGAACTTACCAATATTGCTGAACGATCTTCCTAAGAAGTCAAATACAGGAGCCAGTTTCTCAGCAATTGAAGAGAATATCTTCTGTAAACCGGTTCCCTGTTCTTCAGCATTTGAAGCAGTATCAGCGAAATCCTGGATAACTAAAGAAGTTACACGAATTGCACTTCTGTTAGCTCCAAGCTTTCCAAACGCCATTGGGATTGCACTCAGAAATCCTGCAATATTAAGATTTTTAAGTTTAGAGAACGCTGAAGTAAGATTTCCAAATGAGAATTTCTTGATCTCATCCAGAAAATATTTCAGATTAGTCCCCCATTTAGGAGACAGTTTAAGGCCAAATAAATTGGATGCACCAGAAAGATCTTTGATGGCGTTTACAATTCCAGTGATAACATTAGCTCCACCACGTAAAGCAGTTCCAAACAGCGTGCCTACAGTACTAGCTATGTTATTAAAGAACTCAAATATCTTACTGAAATCTATGTCACCAATAGATTCTCTGATAGACCTGAAGAACTGTCTTACAACTTTTCCAGCAGGTTTCAGGAAATTAATAACTTTATTCAAAGGGCCAAATACGCCATTACTGATAGCAACACCAGTAACCTGCGTATCCTTTGTCTGATCGGACAATTCCTTATTAAATCCAGAGAAGAAATCGCCGATAGATCCGAATACATCTGAACCAATATCCTTAACAAAGTTCCCAATGGAGACTAAATTGTTTACAAATTCCTTGAACTGAGTGCTTTCTTTAATCTGGTCAAATATCTTCTTTATCCAGTTATATGCATTGCCAAGCCATTCACTGACAGTTCTAATAGCATTAGTTAATGGCTTAGATTCATTAAGGCCATTTCTAATTTCGGAAATCTTTACACCAAGTTTAGCTGTGATTGTAAGAACTTTATCTAGAATACGAGGAACAGCAGCTTTCAGAATCGGATTAATTCCTTCCGACCAGATAGCTTTTACACCGTCGACAATAATTCCAATACCATCCGCCAGTCCAACGACCGTTGTATGCAACTTGTCGGAAATAGACATTGAATCAACTGCATCGTATAGGAAATCGTAATAGGATTTGAAGTTTGTAGCCACTTCTTCCGTCTTTGTTGAAACATCATCGACGGTCTCGTTCATTACTTTTCCAGTTGCTTCTGCAGTTGTTGATGCATTTTTGAGCTGTTTATCGACTTCAGCTATCTGTTCTGCAGAATACCTCCATGAATTTCCAAGAGCTTCGTTTACTCCATTCTGGACTTTGTAGTAGTTATACCCAGCTTCCAGAAGTAGATTAAACCGATCCGGGGCATTCTTGAAATCGCCTCTGATTACTTGGTTTATTACCGAAGAAATATCATCCTGTAGACCAGTAATCGATTTAGCGCCATTAGTTACTTCAGACGTAACTTCAGAAGTTACTTTTGTTACATGACCGCCGAATTCTTCAATAAGGTCACTTGTCGTCTTGAACACTGTTGAATTTCTAAAAGAGGTTGTAATATCAAGCCATTTCTTAGAAAAGTTCTCAAGTGTCTTCATTGTAGGAGCTGGAATCAAGTTGCCAAAAGCATCCTGGAGATTTGCCAGAATGTTGCTTAGCCCCTTGAATGTGTTGAATACTCCGGCAGTAATATAATTCAGGCCATTAAGATCTGAATTACTGTCGTTGATGATAAAATCAGAATTCTCGCCAAACTCCTGGAACAAATCTGCAATATCCGACAGAGGAGCTGCAAATGTGTTATACAATTCCTCCGTTACACTAGACCAAAGAGTTGCTGCCTGATCTACATCTCCGAATATCGTCTGAAACATTCTCGTGAACGCAGTACTTACAGCATCTTTTGTTGCATCGATCGAGTCGGTGAATGTCTTCGAAATCTGACCTGATTTAAATGCATCAGCTACTACTTTATTAATTCCCTGCGTCCAGTCACCATATTTCGCAATTATCTCTTCGCCACCAGCATCGAGGATGTCCATTGCCTCATAAATAGTGTCAGCAAGGCCATCGTTGATTACTTTTTGAGTAGCGTCGAAGTAACTGTTATATGCCTGCATAGTCTGCGTAAAGACATCAACTGTAAGCCATCCGCCTTCAGTAAGAGTATCCGCAAAGTTTTCAATAGTTACTTCACTTCCGGCTTTAGCTGCTTTAGCTGTTGTCTTCCAGACGTCACCATATTTTTCTAGAGTTCCATTTGCTTCTGCCACAGAAATAGCAAGCTGCTCGAACTGTTTTGTTGCCATATTTGCGTTGACAACAGAGCTCCAGTCCATTTTCTTCATCCAGCCAGAAATCTGAGCCATCTGATACAGAACTCTATTTGCAGTTGATGCACTCTGACCTGCCTGAGCTGCCCAAGTGGCAATACCTTCAGCTACTTGTCTTGCGTCTTCTACGGCCTGAGCACCTTCATGCCCTCCAAAACCTTTTGCGGCAAACTTACCCATGGAGTCAGCCATCTGCTGATAGGAATACGAGGTTTCATCAGCAAACGTCATCAGTTTCTTTAACGACGCACCAACTTCATCTGCAGAAGCTCCAGTTGCTGTCATCATTGTTCTGGTGGACGTAAGTACTGACTCGTATTTGTTCCAGCCAGATGCAATCTGATCAACTGTAAGTGACTTGACCATTCTCTCGCCAAGGTCAAGCACTTTATTCGTTACTCTCTGAATCGCTGCAGCAGACATTTCTCCCCACATGGAGAATCTGTTGCTGGTAATATCAATTGCATTATTGAGAGAATCGAAATTCAGTTTATTTACTTGCTGATTTATCGAATCGAGGGACTTAGTAGCACCTTCGAAGTTAAGGCTCTTTTTCAAATCGTCCAAAGATTTAAGAGTTCTGCTAATACCTTTCTCAAACTGAGCATTATCGAACTCCATTTTGACAACTTTTTCATCAATATTAGCTGCCATACTTAGTCACCTCCTTCCAAGCGTCATCTGCAATAGACTCCATAATTGGTTTCATAGCAGGATTAATATAGTCATTTGGAGGAACATATCCGCCAGTTCTAGTACCATGACCAAACTGAATGATTACTGCTATAGGAACACCGTCATTAACATTAGAGTTTGCCCAGTTAATCCTATATCCAGTAGAAGTCTTTTCTATTGTGTAATACCAGCTGGATGCAGTCTTACCCGAACGAACTGGAGTAGCTTCCATCAGCCGAAGACAGCCAATCGAGCCATACTGATTTAAAATATCCCAGATAATAGCTCCTCTATCACGAGTTAAAAAGTCTTCCGTTTTATGGAAGTCACCTTTCTGAGTAATTTTTATCATTATTTCCTACTCTCTATGCTTATTATCCTTTTGTATTGTATTTTGCCCTGCGAAGATTATTTAGGTAATCGTTCTGAGCATAAATTTCTTTTTGAGTCATCTTTTTGCCAGTGCCATTCTTTGCGTTCTGCTTATCGATTTCTTCACCACAAGTATCAATAAGAGCTAGCAATTGATTCAAATGCCACCGTTCACACTCAAAAGGTATTCCAAATTGGATCATCCAGTAGTAAATCAACTCGGATGTAATTGGCTCTTTTTTTCTTCCGCCATTAGGCTTCTTACGCACAACTGTATGTGCAGTCATTGGAGATTGAATATATTCGTTGATTCTAATTAGTTCAGATTTAGGAATAGCATAATAGATGTTAGGATCTACTTGCTTATCCATAGTCATACAACGAATGTATTCAATCAACTCCTCGTCATACTCACGTAATTCTTCTGAAGTCATCTTCGAGGGGTCGACTTTGTTTCTTTCAAGAAATGGTTTACAGTATTTTGATTCCCATCTATGAACAGAAACAAGAGAGTGCTCAAGTCGAAGCTTTGTTTCCGGAACTCTGATAAATCTATTTGTAGCCTCGTCAAAAGCTTCTGTTTTCGGTATAACAATCTCGATCATGAGCACTCCTTCCTATTTTTGCTTACTTGGTTTCAGCAGTCTCTGTAAGCTTTGCCTGCTCGACTACTGAATCAAGAACTTTAGGGTCACTGAAGTCCTTCTTATCCCAGCCAGCATCTGTAAGAGCTTTGCTAAGCTCCTTAGGAATAATTCCAATGACAAACTTAACGAACTCATTAGTATTCTGTGCAAGTTCAATAAACAGTGCATCATACGCTGCAGACTGCTTGAACTTGTCAGAAAGACGATGGCCATTTTCGTCAACTTTTACGAAATAATCGCCATCCTTTGAAACTTCGCCATACGACATGAGAATAATGTTCTCAAACAGCTGAGCCTGTTTCTTCTGGTCGCGTTCAGAGATAAGATCACGGAACAGCTTCTCAAGCCCGCCTTCAGCAGACATATCAGCACTGCCGATTTCGGACTTGGAAATGTTGAAGTAGAAGTCCTTCGTCCGCTTCTCTCCGTCAAAAGTTTCATAAGTAATAGATTTCTTAAGCATGTGTTAGTCTCCTTCTTTCCATTTTGACTAGCTTATATCTCTTAAGCTTTAGTTGCCCTTCTTAACAAGAGCGATAACTTCATCCGGTGTGAGGAACTTAGCTTCTTCGGACTCAGTTCCATACAGAGCATCTTCTACAGCCTTCATCTTAGCTGCGTCGACAGTACGGGAGTCGAGTTCCATGCAGCAGGTCGGCTTGTATCCAGCTTCAGAAACCGCAACTGGAGTAGACGAGAACTCCCAGGAGAATTCAATCTGCTCAGGGGATTCATTTTCCGTAGCATAGTCACGGCTGGACGGAGAAGCGGTGGACTGGAAAATGATATGGAGGATATACCCGAGATCATCTCCATCAACATCGTTGCCTACAAGAGTCCTATACACAAGTCCAAACGGCTTACGTGCCTGCTGTCCAACTGTAACACCAGGAGCAGGGGATGCAGATCCGTCGCATGCCTTCCATTCATCAGGATAGGTGAACGCCTTGATCGTTCCGCCGAACTTTTCACGAGCACGAATAGAGAGATACTCGATGTTGTCAGCATATTTCTTTGTTTCGTCCGCACCAGATGGAGATTCGGTAATACCAGTTACACCATTCCAAGCTACTCCCTTGCCATACTTAACTACTCCATCAGAGCCAGCTCCCATAGGGAAAAGAGCAACATGGTCGACACCAGTCTCATAGTAATGTTCCCCAACTTTGTCCCAAACAAGTCTAGTCATTTTTAAAGTCCTTTCTCATTAGAAATATAATGTAAGTGAATCGTGATACAGGTTATCAGCAATGTATCGCCTTGAATAATAAGAATTAGGAATAGTTTTCAGAATATCCATAGGGATAGTCGTGTCTGGGTCTTCTGAAATAACTGTGACATCATATTTGTTGTTTGCCAGATATAACGAGTTATTAGCACCAACCCTATCTATACTGCCAAGCGAATATATGATGCATGGGTAATTCAGATAAATATCATTCCCAGGCTGAAAGTACAGATTCGTTTTCGGAATTTCATGCTTTTCGAGAATATCCTTTAGAATTTTGTCTAACTCCCTACGCGGTCTTGCCATTGTAGATTCCTCCCAATGTAAGAGTTATTCTTGGATACTCATACGAAACATTGCTTACTTTCCATTTTGATTTAAGCCATGTAATATAGGCTATGTTGCCGAGATTATCTGTTAGATACGGGTTAGCTATTACGGAAATCTTAGCGTCGACTCTTAAATTGTCGTTTATTGACTGTGCACTTTCGTACCGTCGTGCGTTCTGCATAACATCGCCGTAATAGTGTTTCTCGACAATCATGTTCCTATAAACACTCGGATGATTGATCGGGTCTACCTCAGCTTGAACGGCAAACCCGATAGACCCGTACCATTTCATCTTAACCGCCTACGGAAGGATCAGAAGCGCCGCTGCTAGTTTTTACCGGCTTGCCATTAACGTCAACCTTGATCGGGCTCTTAGTGGTGAACTCAGAAGCCTTAGTGGTGTTGAATACAAGCGCGGAGAACGGACGGATAAGAGCTCCAGAGCAACGAGTTTCCATCAGATACTTCATCTGGTTGTAATCGATATCGAAGTCGTCGAACATGTTAACTTCGCCGCCCTTATCAGCACCGATATTGTAGTCATTGAAGTCTACAACGATTGCAATAGGCTTAACCTCAGAACGCTCAAAGATTTCATCCGGAACTTCAACAATCTTGTTAACACGGAGAGTCGTTGCAAGAGTTGTTTCGCTCGGATACAGCAGGTGGCCGATTCCATCTTCAATCAGCAGCATGTTGGTAAGAGCAGATTCCTTGATAACAAGAGTCTTGTTACCAGAACCACGATAATCCTTATTAGCAAGGATGATGGAACGAACAAGTGCCTTAGCGGTTGTTTCGTTGGTTACATCATCAACCTTTACCTTAACAGAGAACAGATCATCATCGTTTGCGATAGGACGAATATGCTCTTCAGAGATCTTATCATCGCTGGAGGAAAGACGGCCATCACCAACGAGAACAGCACCAGCAAGTTCCTCGTCGAGCATGATACGCATTTCACCCTTGAGGTAAGTTACAACATTAAAATCGGTGATGTCGATAATATCATCACGATCAAGCTTCTGACGCTTGTAGATGGTCTGCGGAGTTGTCGCACGCTTCAGCAGAGACATAACTTCGTCAAGCTTCTTATGAGCCTTTGTGTAACCTCTTGCACGAGCTTCATCAGCAGTAATGTTAGCGAATACGCTCTTCACGCGGCTGAACGGAGAATGATGAGTTCCGCTGATTACAGCACCAACCCAAGCAGTTTCACGCTTCAGGAATTCCGGAGAATCAGTGATGGACTTAGCATCTGGGAACAGAATATCAATGTTCTGGATACCGTAGTCCTGGTCTGCATGAGCAATAACTGCTTCCTTCAGACTGTTGAACTTGTGGTTTCTTACATCCTCGAATGCATCGTGGATGATGGTGTCACGATCTTCCTCATAAGAAGTTTCCTGCACCGTGCTGTCATCATTGTCAAAAACGTTATGTTTCACTTTTTCTTCCTCCCCGCTTTCTTCATCGGAATTTGTTTTGTTATCTTTTGCAGCTGCATCTTTTAATGCCTTTTCTGCTGCGTCTTTTGATGCTTTTGCTACAAGGAAATAAAGAATCTGCTGCTGTTCCTCAGTCATAGAATCAACAACATCTTTAATCGTTTTGTCGGCCATGTTATCCTTTCTTTCTGGTTCTTTACTTGAACCACTATCTCCTTTTTCTGGCGCCTTATGCTCAAGTTCTTCTTCATCTTCTTTCAGAACGAGCCCGTCTTCACCATGGAAAATCTCTGCTTCTTCTGGAAGTTCATCGCATGTCCCGTCTGAATGAGCAATAACCACGTTGTCAATAAACGCTCCAGGGTTTGCTCCTGCCAGAACAAGACTTACTTCTCTGATGACACCATGAATTACATTCTTGTTAGAATCCTGCTTTAGTTTATTTGCATAAATCGACAGTGAGCGAATATCCCCATTTGAAACAAGACTATGCGCAAGATTGCCGGACTCGGTATCATTGAACTTCCCTCTGCAATAAACCCCTTCTTTACGATTCTCAAGAACCACATGGCCTACAACCTGACTCATATCATCATGGTTATGGTTGTATACGAGTGGGACTACTGATCCGTCCTGGTCGGCAAAGGCATTCTGTCGAATCGTTCGCCCATCTGCGCACTTAATATCGTTTCGGGATGCCCAGCCGGAGAAATCGAATGTGTTATCCGTAACTAATTCTCCTTTCATTTTGATTGCTGAAAGATCTGTGAAATTGGCATCTGTCCTAAGGGCTTCTCTGTGTCAGGAGGAGACGAAGAATTCTGCCATTCATTTGATGCTTCAGATTGCTCGTTACCATTCTGTGATTCGTTGTCAGCGAATACAGGGTTCTGCAGCTGCTCATTTGAAGCATTAAGATTTCTATTCCTAAGTTCGTTAGCACGGTCGTCGTCCACTGGTTTACGGCCAATGATCGATCTGACTTCGTTAGGAGATAGAATTTCGTTTCTAGTAAATTTGTCTGCAATGTCCGCAACATTAGATACAGGGACAAGTTTGAAAGGGTCCCTGATGAACAAAATTTTCTGATGCTGAGTGATTGCGGTTTTACTTAGGAACTTACGTGTCATCTCATCGGAAATAGCTGAAAGAATTGGCTCAATTGTTCGTGAATAGTAATTCATCATTACTTTTTCATCGGCAGTTCCATTCATGATTTCCTCTGTCAACCCAAGCTGAGAGTAAAGAAGCTTCTGCAAATACTCGATCTGAGTTAATAGATTGTTATCAATGGAATGCCCTAACTGAGTAATCTTTTCAGTTCCATCTGTATAAGCAACACCGTACTTACTTGACGCCAACTGTGTCTCTAATTCTTTTCTTCTGGATTCTGCCTGCGACTTACGTGCTTCATTTCTGATAACGTATGGAAGCTGAATAATCAAATCCAATTTCCCAGAGCTAGTCTGTTCGTCAACAATATCCAATAAACGCAGCTTATTAAGAAGTCTGTGGACAGTGGATGATCGTTCGTTCATTACAGCATAGAACGGATTCTCGATTATTGCTGTAGTCTTCTTAGGTACTCTTACATCCTCATACCTACCGGTTTTCTCGTTATAAGTATGGCATGTTACGTACTCAGGTTCCCACTTAATAATCTTCGCAACCCTCATTTCTGTAACATCGAACGACATAGTATTCCTCACATCAAGACTTGTGTCTGTGGGTACAATCGCCACAACCCCCTCATCAAACATCGAGAGAATTGCATCCTGAATAAGTGCACGCCCAGTCTGATCAATATTGGCAGAAACAGAAAGACACCGGTTTAATCCAGTGTCTAATGTTTCCTGATAACTTCCATTTTGATCTACTTTCGCGTGCATCATATTAATTGATGACGCATCTACTGCCAATCGGTTATATATGGAAGCAACGATTGTTCGCTCGTTTCCTCCAGTAAGCCTGGTTCTATCTAATCTATAGCTACTGCTTATACTAGTGTAATAATCTGTTTTTGGAGAGGGGTCTTTGTTGCGAAATACGTTCCATCCGTGTTGCAGCCACTCGCCAAATGATCTTTTTGGCAACTATCATCACCTCCTTTGCTGATTATTATATCTTTCCAATAAGGTTAACTTGTATACTAGGATCATCTTTATCCACCATATGATACTTATAGGCTGTAGAACCATCCGGATTTTGGAAAGGTTCACTATATATCTGATATTTATCATTATCCCTATCAGTGTCATTAGATGGAATTACTGGAACCATATCCTTAGACTTAAAATAATCTTTTGCCAGTAATCTATCAGCATCAACAACAGCGTTGTCGGTACGAATAATGGCAACATCTGTTGTGCCAATCGCAGAATTTCCAGCGGCGTTGAAATAAGATTTTGCTTCGTTTCCTCTATAAACATAATTTAGCTGTGGATCAATGATTTCGATATCGCCACTGTCTGTACATTTATAGTTCAAAGCATGGGCGCCACCATTATCGTAATACACGCACAGTATTCCACTAGCGCCTTTTCCTTGCTTTTGACATTCTTTTTCGAAGTCGGACCACAAATAGTTATCCCATTTATAGTCATTTGAGGACTTAGAATCAGAGTAATACGCATAATTTTTAATAGATGTTTCATCCGGTGGAAGTTTGTTTCCGCGCTCGTCAACTTTGTAATATTGTTCCGATATAGCTTTTATACTAGCGCCGTCAGTGTCACCAATATTAGCCTGCACATCATAACCTTTATTTCGAAGATCATAAGCTGTTGCACACGCCCAACAGTTAGTGTAAGTAGCAGTATCAGATATGTTAAACTTCGGGTTTACATTAGATACTTGTTCTTCATCAGAATATTCATACTCCTGACGGTGTATGCCAGCTTGGTTGAGCTTTTTTGAAGACTCAAGATACGCATTATATTCTCTATTTGAGTAGAAATACCGATATTTACCATTGGGTAATGTTATTCTAGCAAAATACTTGTGCCCTTTATTGTCCAGATCATTCCCGTTTTTACCGAATTTTACTTTTTCAGGACTAGCTTCTTTATCAAATGTAGGTGTTTTAGATTCCTTAGTCTCATTAAAAACTACATTCGGTTTATCCCATGTTGGGGCTGGGAAACTAATATTATTTCTGTTTTTGCCCTTCCATTCTGCATCAATAGAATATGGTTTTACATATCCAATTCCAAGAATGGTGTCGACAATATTCTTGCCAAGTTTTAAAAGAACTCCTTTCTCATGATAAACTTTGCTATAAGAGTTATTAAAAGTATCATAGAAAGAAGAACTATTCACAGACAAGGCAAACTGAAGTGTCTTCCCTGTGTCTTCGTCTGTATCTTTTCCTGTTACCTTTTGCCCTTCTTGCTTTTTGTAAGCATCATATTCCGCTTTAGTATAGAAATATCTATACTTGTTATGGCCCTTCTTATCCTTACCAACATTTACACGCTGATAGTATTTGTGGTTCTTTATCACTCTTCCGGAAAGAGCTTGAGAGATCTTGCTTCTTACGGAACTCGAAAGGCTATGCTCTAGATAGGGATCTGTGTAATACCTCATTAAGCATTGTACCTCCCGTTGATTATCGCCAATAATTCTTTCTGCGAATACTTCTTAATGACTTTATTTCCAAGTGCAATCATAAATGGTAGCGCTGTAGGATAAGGGGATATATTTCCAGTAGATTTATCGATTGCTACTAACTGGCTAAATGCATCTGTGCAATTAATAGGAGGATTGTTCATGACGAAACTGTTCTCTGTCTCCAGAATAGACGTAACGCATTTGCTTGGATTAGCAGCAACAACTTTCTTATATGCTTCTACTACATTAAGCATACTTGTACGCTCCTGCCTTTTTTGGAGTCTCGGCTTTCTTGTTATAGTTAGAAACTTCTTTTCTATAGTAATTAAGATCAGACTTCTTAGCGGCAATGGCAGACCCGATAGCAACACCAGCTCCATAGAACACAGGAACAGTTCCACCAGACATAGTAGCAACAATAGCAGCACCGGCAACAGTAGCAGAAGCTCCTAATACACCGCCGATTACAGTTTTAACACTAGCCCCATAGAGCTTACTAGTTGCTACTTTTTTACGTCCAAGATTGACGTATTCCTTGTTGACTCTTGATTCGTATCGGTCTTTCTCTTCAGAATGCTTCTCAATCTTTCTATTGAGCTTCTGATACTTTTTAAACGAATTAGTCTTATTCTGTTTCCTAGACAGAGCATGAACCTTATAGTATTCTTTGCCAGCTTTTACGCCGTATCTGATCTTTCCTTCTTCAGTGAGAGATCCGTCTTCATTCTGGTATCTTCGGATTCCCCATTTCATCCCGATGATGCCACTATGCTCCAAATAGTCATCGTAATATCTGCTCATTTTGATTTCTCCCTAATATTGATCTTTTTCTGACCCTGGACGCCATGATGAGAGATAGATAATCATCCTCCTGATCGTTTTTTATATAGTTCATTCAATGCTTCCTCTCCGGTTTGTCTCGAGACTGGTTTACCAAGATTTTTCTTAGAGTTAAACATAATAATGGGCATATCTGTGTCTGGATCGTTTATATCTTCGATACCGTCATAACCCTCTTTCTTAAAGCGATCATTAACCTTATCGTAGAGATCTTTATTTCTTGTATACTCTAATGTTAAATTCCTAATCGATTGATCATTTTTCAATAATTCGCTAACTTTTTGAGATCCTACTTCTTCAAGAAGAGCATCCATTACTTTCTTACCAGAAGCAATTCTAACATCATTTTTTAATTCATACATGTCAATATACGCATTCTCAGGCCACCATCCTGATTTTGTATACCAAGTTGTATAAAAATCTTTTCCATTAAATCGTCCACTATTTCTTACGTTGTCTACAGAAATATATTTACGGTCTAATTTGGCTTCATCTGCTGCTATATCATCGAGGTACTTTTTAGCAGCTTTTTTACTCCCACCAAGTTCCGGATCTTTATAGTAACGGTATTGAATCGTTCCTACAACTCTGGATGCTTTTGTTCTTTTTTTCAAGTTAATGTCTGAATCATGATCACGTTCATATTGCTCAATTTCAAGTCTCTTTCTTCCTGCTTCTGTAAGAGACCCATCTTTGTTCTGGTATCGTCTAATGCCCCATTTCTGGCCTTTAACGCCATGATGCATCAAATATTCTCTCATTTAAAATTGCTCCTTGTTCGCTTTATAAGCAACCCATGCATCCATAAGTGCTGCTACATTATCGATCTTCTTGTCACGCCGTTCCTTAAGCAGTTTCTGATTTCCGTTCGTATCGACAATAGTGATAGCATTTCCCATTGTGAATTGCATGATTCGCTCATCGAATAAGAGTGCTCTTTCGCTTGCTAGGATCTTCAACTCACCCAACGGAACGGATTCCGTTCTAGCCCCCTGTATTACTTTCTCGACACCGAATGGACCGTTTTCAGCAACCCACCTCTCTACGAAATGTGTTGCATTGTAAGGGTCGTAACCAAATGACCTGACGTCATATCCGGACTTCGTAATGAAATCATCCATATCGTCATACACCTGGTCAAGATCGAGAACATTTCCATCGAGAACAATAAGGCTTCCCTCTTTCAAGAAATCCTGGTACTTGTTATACATAGCAAGCGGAAGTCGTTTCATAGTCAGACTAGACACATAGCTTCTTGCCTTAACTCCATATGTGCCATCTCTAAGAGGGAACAGGAATGTAAATGCACAGAAGTCGTCTCCCATTGAAAGGTCAGCGCCCATAGAGCATGGCATTCCCCAGAATTCTTTCTTCGGATGGCATACAGTTTCTGCAAAGGTAAAGAAATATGTGAGCCCTTCCATTGGGATTCCAAATCTCTTTGCCAATATATCATTTCTGGTTGCTGGAGCGTTCTCTGCTCTTTCAACATCCTGCTGGTATGTCTCATAGCTAACGGTATGCCCAAGATTCGGATTCGCTTTGACCCACATATTAGGATCACTTACTTCTTTCACATCATCAAGTTTGTAATACCAGATCGACACATGCGGATTCTGGTATTTCCCTTTGAGGATGTTCATGAGTTCCATTTTGATTGTGTCGCCAGGACCATTTCTGACAGTTCCTTCTGAGCTAGTCATCACAATAAGCCAGTCGTCATTCTTGGAACATGACTGCTCGATCGGGGTAACAACATCTTCTTTAATGTCACCAGAAAGCCATTCATCGATAGTCGCAATCTTGCATCGATATCCCTGAAGCTTGTCGATCGTCATTGGACGGATACACAAAATAGATCCAGTAAGCTTGTTCTCGATACCTTTCTTGGTTGACGCCAGCTGTGCCTGGTTTACTTTATTCTTCGAAACAGAATTGTTTGTGCCTTCCGTAAGGAACTTAAATAATGGGCCACGCTTTCTTGCTATGGCAGTTCTGATAGGTGACAGCACTTCATCTGCTTGCTGCATTGTAGGAGCAGTTGTAATCTGTTCTGTAGTTGACGAATCTACCACAAGAAAATAGGACTGGACACATGCAGAGTACATCGTTTTTGCAGCGCCACGTCCTATTATCAAATACTGTTTATTAATAAGCCGCTTCTTTACTTTCTTCTGAACGTAATGCACTCTCTGTCCGTCCTGAACAGGCACACTGTGCTCTACGAAGTAATACCAGCCAAATATCTCTTCAGCCCACAATTTGAAAGTATCTAGCAGATGAAGATCTTCACCGTTTGTTAATGTTAGCTCTCCCTCACAGAATTTAATAAATCCATTAACAGCCTTATCGTCATAGTAAAATCGAGGATCTGCTATAAGAGCATCTATCCGGTTCATCTCCATAGAGATTTCCTGGTTTACTGGAATTTCTCCTCGAATTACTTTCTCTCGAAACTGCCCATAGTAAATTGGTGTTGCTGTATTGGACAGCATCAGTCAAGTCCCCAGCTTTTTAGAATTGGGCCAATAGTATCCATGTTGTTACTATTGCTGGCAGGAACATCAGACGCACTGTATCCACTTGCCCCTTTAATAATGCTCATAGATAGGGTATCTTTGTTCTTATCCTTGTTGCTATTTGGATTGTTGTTTCCTTTGTTCTTATTAGAATTGTTATTGTTGTTGCTATTTCCGCTATTGCTTAACGAGTTAAGGCTCTTTACAATCTTCGTAGCAGCAGTAATACCAGGCTCCATTTTGACAACAACATCACTGACAGTGTTAATAGTCTTGATCACTTTATCAATATCTGACGGATGAGCAGCGTTCCAGTCCTTTGTTTCCTGAGTAGCCATGTCTCTGATAGCTTTTTCATTACGAAGTCGATTAAGAGCATTGAAAACTTCGACATCGCTCATCTCGTCAAGCTTCTTGGCTGTCTTTGTAGCTTTATCGCTTAGATTGTATTTCTCTAGCTCGGCTTGCCTCTTCTTTTCTGCGTCTGCTTTCTTTTTCTTCTCAGCTCTTGCTTTCTTCAGAGCCTTAGCTTTCTTCTTTCTGGCTTTCTTCATTCTGGAGTTATAGATAGCGTTACTGTATACTCTAGAAACTCTTTTGCCGACTCCATAATGTATACGACCTTCTTCAGTGAGAGAACCATCTTCGTTCTGGTATCGACGGACTCCCCATTTCATTCCTTGGACACCACTGTGGGCGAAATACTGGTTGTTGTAATCTTCAGTTGATTCAAATAAATCTGTATAATAACGTCCCACTATTCCACCTCCTTTCGATCAAACGAATTGTTTATTCTCCACTCGAGTTCAGCGTTCTGTGCATTTAAAGCAGAATTAACAGATGAGCTTACTCCTCCTGGATCGAACAGCTGTTTCACCTTATTAGTTACATACTTTCTAACAATAGGGTAATCAGACTCACTATCAGAAGTATCATGGCTTGTATTTTGAAACATATCAGACCATGTCTCTGTTTTTGACTTGAGCTTATATGGTTCGCTTCCGACCCCAAGCTGATAAAGAATTAACAGCGACGTGTTTATGTCGTCTACAAGCTGGTCATCGAAGTCTGTATTCTCTGGATCAATGCCAACGTGTTTTTTCACTGTTTCCAAAATAGTATCTGCCATGTCATCCTCCTTTCTGCATTACCGAAACTGGTGCTAGAGCGTCTACTGGAGCAAACCCCTCTATACCGTATTCTGTCCATACTCTGTAGAATTCTCTGCCGGTCCAGTCGTAGTATGATTTCGACGTATCTGCTTCCAACAAAGATCCTCTGTCAACTTCTGTAAGAATTTCTTCAGAGTCAAGAACATTAGAATCTTCTTTTTCAACATCTACGTCTGGGTCTTTCCTGATTCCGAGTTTCCTGCATCCAATGACTCGGAACTTGCAACTTTTGTTAGCCATAGTTCATCTCCAAGGGCAAGTATCATTTGGGCTGCGTTCTATTGGTAAGTTGATGCCCAAATATTTCTTCAGCAATTCTTCGCTTCCATAGTGGATAGCCTGATGCATATCGAACGAGCAGCAGATAAGGTATTCTGGATTCAGCAGATAATCAGAAGAATTTTCTATGTCGTCTATGCTCATCGGATTCATGTGATGCACAAATATATGGCCTCGAATCTCCATACCAGGAATTCCAAGGTCACATCCATTGTCTCTTATGATTATCTCGTTACGAACGTCACGCCATTCTTTTGATGCATAGAACGCCTGGTTCATATATCTGTCGAAACCGAACGTGTCTTCGCATACTACACCACCAAGCTGGAGGTAATGAAATCTGTCGATAATGTTATCCAGTTTCTTCAGCTCGGAATATCTTCTAATTTTCTGGTTCGTCATTGTCGTCATCAATAGTGCCGTTGTATCGTTGCATAGCGTATATAGCTTGATCATACAATGCCTTGATCTCTTCCCCAGTATGAAGTGCTTCGATCTTTGCCTGAGCCAAATCGTTCTGACTCTTCAAAAGTTCAAGCTCACGCTTCTCTCTCATGGTTCCTAGCTTCAGATAATGCACTATTACCTGCGAAGAAGCAGTGCCATTGAGAAGTTGTTCCTCTGCTCGTTTGGTGGCAAGGTTGACCATATATGCTTCTTGTTCTTCGGGGCTTCTCGCTGGGTGTTTTCTACTACTTTTGATCGGGTCCCCTTTCTGTTTCATCAGTTACCACCTACTTTCTAGCTGAATCTAATTGGTTATTGGTGGTTTTTTATAGGAACGCATGCACTTTCGCCCTTAACTACTCTTGTGGAGGTGATCAGTAAGTTAAGAAGGAGACATGCTAAAGGAGCTATATGGTAGCTGCATAAGTTCGGAGATAGTGACTATTTGTGCGTATACGTATTACCGGTTGGTTTAAAGTGCATACGTTCCTATAAAAAACCAATTTTTACATCAGAAATGTTCCAAAAATATTACTCCGTGCAAATTTCCCAGTAAAAACAACTCCGAAAATATCACTCCGGAGTATTTTTTAAG